TTTCCCCCATTATCCATGGATTCTATCATATTTTGTTTTTTAGTTAATTATAAGGATTAATTTTGTATTTTCAACAACAGGTACAAAGGTAAGTAAAATATCTAAATTAAAAAATTTAATTTTTGGTTATATTTATGAATATGATAAAACACTACACCAAATATATTGAGACCTTAGGTGCTGATAAAGATATCTTAGAAACATATAGAAATCTTAGACAATCATTCCAAAGAGAAGGTTGGTCCGAAAAGGATTTGGAGAAACCACCATATTATCCCCAAGATATTATGAGAAACTTCCAAAGGTTTAGTAGTTTACATTCAAAATTATTCCAAGAACTAAAAAGTTTTTTCCCTGATGTTGACCACAATGAGTTTGTTGATTATCTTAAAGGTAAATTACAAATAATAGATTCAGAAACACCTTTACAAAATGGCAGTAAAAAAAGAAGAGATAATCGGGACGAAGATTATTAACGAGATAGATTCAAGTAACTTAGTAAAAACTGAGTATGATACCGAAACCAAATTAATGGTGGTGGAATTTAAAAACGGTATGAAATACCAATATGACGCGGTTCCTCATGAGGTTTACACTAGATTTAGAATGAATGAGTCTCAAGGTAAATTCTTTAACACAGAAATCTCTAAAAAATTCAAATATACTAAACTTTAATTATTATCAATACTCGACTATTTATTAGTAATGAGTGATTTAAAAAGTATATTAACTAGTTTTCACGTACAAGACGAATTAAATCCTAAGATTTGGGATGGGTCAATGGAAAAGATGTCACCTAAAGTTAGGTCACGTCTACTTGAGATTGCTTATGAGTTTATAGAATTTTTAAACGTTGATATTTTTGTGTCAGACGTTATAATGACAGGTTCATTAGCCAATTATAACTGGTCAAAATTTTCAGACATTGATTTACACATCTTAGTTGACTTTAATCAATTCTCAAAAACTGAATTACCTTTATACGAAGAATTATTCCAATTAAAAAAAACCATATATAACGACAAACACGATATCACCATCTACGGATATGAAGTTGAGTTATATGTTCAAAATGAAATTGAGTCTCACTTTAGTAGTGGAGTGTATTCTGTTTTATTTGATACATGGGAAAATGAACCTAAAAAAGAAAATGTTAAAATTGACCTTGAACTGATTAAAAACAAATCAAAACAATGGATGGACATTATTGACGGTGTTATTGAAAGTGTTAAGGATGAATCTATTGATGACACTAAAAAAATTATCGACAAGTATAAGAAAAAACTTAAAAAATATAGAACTTGCGGATTAGAAGAAGGTGGAGAATATTCTGATGAAAACTTAGTATTTAAAGTATTGAGAAGAAATGGATATATTGAAAAATTATATCAATATCAAGATAATCGTATTGATAAAGAATTATCCTTGAAAGAATCTACAACAACTATTGGTGGTAATTTTAAAACTGATTTAGAGAACGGTCCAAAAAATCATGGTAGTAGAAAATTAGGTAATTGGCAATCAGATAATGCTTGGGATATTTTTGCCCCTCCGAATACAGTTGTTAATTCATATACTAACGGTACTGTAACTAAAATAAGAGATACTGGTAAAAATTCTGGAAAAATTTATGGAACACAAGTATCGATTAAAGGGTCTGACGGATTTCCTGATATTTTTTACACTCACGTTAAAAATGTAAAATTAAAGAACGGAGATACAATTAAAGTTGGTGATTACATTGGAGTTGTTTCTGAATGGGTTGGACATGACACAATGACTCATGTGCACATAGGATTACCTTATGGGGAACATATTAGAGAATTGTTAAAAAATTCTGGAAAAATTTTCACTAATAAATTGGGTACTGATTATAAAGATGATAGTAATAATGACGAAACTGATTACGACGAGACTGTTATCACCAAAGGTATCGAAGGAAGTAATAAAGAAGTTAGTAATTGGTTAGAACCATTATTATCGACATTAGGATTTAAATAAATGATTCAATTACGTTAGAACGATAACATTTTTGATTCTGAATATATTTATATATAAAATAATTTTAAAAAAAAAACAAAATAATGGGAAACTTAAAACCAATTGGAAGTGAAAAATTACAAGGTATGGATAAAATCAACCGTATCATTGAAATTTCTAGATATAATGAAAATACTCCGACGCCTATAAATGAAGATAAATCAATCGAATATAGAAAGACTTTATCTGACGGAAACAATTATCAAATTGTTAAAGAAAAAAATGGGTACGTAATTAAAAAATCACTAACTGAATCTGTTGGTGAAAATGATTACTTAGAACCAATGAAAAATAGAAAATACTATTCTTCTTATTCGCAAGCGTTCAAACGTCTTAACTTAATTGCTAAAGAGGTTAATATTAATGAAGGATATGAATCAAATGTTTCATTATTTGGTGAGAGCGATATTGATGAAAAAGCGGCGACAAAATACATTTTGAAAATGGGGGAAACTAAGGAACAAGCGGCACCCGCTCCTGCACCCGCTCCCGCTCCTGCACCCGCTCCCGCTCCCGCTCCTGCACCCTCACCCGCTCCTGCACCGACAGACGATTTAGGTATGGAAGATGATATGAGTATGGAAGAACCTGAAGGTGAAGAAATGGAACAACCTGAAGAAGATGAAGTTATTACATTAAAAGTTATTCAAAAATTAACAGGTAAATTAGCTCAGAAATTAAGAGCTTTCCAAGACACTCAAGAAGATGAGGAACCAATGACATCTAAAGACATTAAATATGTTATTAATTCTATCTTATCAGCATTGAATTTAGAATCATTGGATGAAGAAGATAAAGAAGATATTTTAAATAAACTTGAGGGTATTGAATCTGAGGAAGAATTTGGTGGTGAAGAAATGGATATGGAAGAACCTGAGGGTGACGAAATGGGTATGGAAGAACCTGAAGGTGAAATGGCTGAGGGTGATTCTGGCATGTTTGATGATGAAGACGAAGCACTTTCTGCGGGTAAAAAATTAGCAGATAATATTTTTGGTGAAGGTCATGATGAAGAAGATGGTGAAGAATATCGTTCAAAAATTAAAGGTGTTAACCCAAAACATGGTAAACACATGGAAGATGTTATCGAAGGACTTTTTACCGAATCTAAAGTTGATGACATATTAAAAAAATACTTCAAGGTTGAGGAAAACGAACGTAATTTAATCGAAGCTAAAAAACAAAAACTTAATTTAATTAAAGAAAACAAATCAAAAACGATTAGTAAAATTAAGATTGTTTCTGAAAGTATTTCTCAAGAAGTTGCATCAACTAAATTGGTTTCCAAATACCCTAACGCTAAATTAGTGGGTAAAACAAATCACAAAAATTTAGTTTTTGAAATGAATAATAAACAACTTAGAGTTACGGTTAAAGGTCAGATACTATAATGAGTTATTTAATATATGTTAATGAATTAGGCCCTAATTATAAGGGAGATAACATATATGAATTCATATTTTCTGATACTTTAGAAAAAATATGGGGGGATAATTGGGAGTCAAAACCATCAAATGGTTACCCACTACCACCTGATTTAGAATTTATACGAAAAGTAGGAACTCTAAAAGATGACCAAGTTACATTATCAGTTATCCAAAATTCTGATTACTTCTCAATGATGGATTCTATGGATGGAGTAATTGCGATGGCTTGGGAGAACGAAAGTGATGATGTCGATTTTGACCATCAAAAAAGATTAGTGTTTAGATTCGGTGACGAAGAAACCACAGTCAAAGATAAATTATATGAACGTGATATCGTTTTAGAATTTGAAAAAAAGGTTGTCTATGAAAACTAACCAAAAACAATTAAAATTAATACAACACGGGTTGAAGGCTTCCACTGTCACTAAATTAAGTGAATCACAAGTGGATATTTTGTTTAACAGACTGAATGAGTCTAAAAAAGAAAATAAAGAACAAGTTACCAAAACTACTGAGCCCGCTAAAGAAATTGTTAATATAGGAACTCAAGGAGGTGAATTACCAAATAACCCAACAGGAAAGGGATATAAGGTTGAGAAAAAACCTGATGGTACTATGAAAGCAACACCTATGGAGACTGAAATGACCGAAGACACTGATTCTGAAATGAATTGGTTAATGAAAGGTGATACACAAGACCCAGTTCAAAAAGGACCTACAGGTGACGGTGACCCTGATTCATTACAAGAGTATAAAAATCTTGCGGAAAAATTTGAGTCTAAAAAACAACAAAAATATTTCTTCGCCAAATGCGGTGATGGTAAAACAAAAGAACAAAAAAAATGGTGTAAAATGGCTGAAGAATTTGCCGATAAAACAAACTTTAAAAAGTTACCTGAAAAGAAAAAAACTGAAGCTAAAGAAAGCGGTTTAAATAATTTAGTTAATAAAGTTTCTGCGGCATATGCTGGTGGAGTAAAAAATAAGTTGAATTCCATCTCCCCAAGCGTTACATTTGGTGAGAACGAAATAGAGAAAAAAATTATGAAGTTAGTGGAAAAACATATCACACCAAAAATGACTAAGCAGGAATTCCTTAATTTAGTTAAAGAACAAGGTACTAAAACGGCGCCATCAAGACCAGGGGTTAAACCTGATGTTGATACCCCAACAAGACCCTCAAAACCTGCAACACCGTACCAACCTAAGCCAGGAGTTAAACCAGCCCCTAAAGCGAAAACAAAGGTACCAAGTTGGTTATCATTTAAATCATTAGGAATTAAATTAAAGTAAGAAAATGAGTCTAAATCCAAATACAGAAAAAAATCTAAAAGTTAAAAAATTTTTAGAAAAAAAATTAGTTAGTGAAGGTTTAACTAATAGTGAACGTAGTCTTTTAAGTGAGTTAAAAAATAACTTAAAAGAAGCTCCTATTGATTATGAAGGCCCTGAAAGAATGGAACCTGGTATTGAAAGAAAAATTACATCCAAAGGGACTCCTTATAATAACTTTCCAGCAATCCCTAATATGGATATGGATAAGGATTATATTGAATTAATCTCCTCAAAAAGATTTAAAGATTCTGTAGATAAAGTTAGAAGAGCCATGGGTGATACCAGAGCAATCCAAGGAGCGAATCCATTAAATTCATTAATGATGACCGCAATGCAATCGCTACAAACAGTTGTGTCGATTCAAATGCAAAACAAAGAAGTTTTAGAACAACTTGCGGTTGATTTAGTTATTAAAGAAATGGGTATTCCTGAAGGAGCGATGCAGTTTGATGCTAAATTGGTTATGCAACCAATGGGAGCGTCTCAAGGAATGCAAGAAGAACCTGAAATGCCAAGTGAAGAAGAAATCGAAGAGTTTATGGGTGATGCCGAAACATTTGATTTGGAGAGAGCGAAAAGAAGATTTATTAACTCACTTATTCAAGGGGCCGCCTTCAAAGGGGGACATATGTTTAATTTAGTTTCAAGAGAACTTAATGACGTTGACCCTAGATTAATGAATTTATACACCGTGTCGCAATCTTTAATGGAACACGCATATTGGTTATTCCCTGATATGGAAGGAATGGCTGGCGGTGGCGGTGGTCAAATGGGACAATCAGAAGTTGATACCGAAACAGACCCACCAACAGTAAAAGCGAGGGCAATGACGTTCCCACTTTTAGTTCATGAATTGGTTAAAGGTGTTTATGAAATATTTGGTACTCACGGTTTACCTGATGACCCAAGACAACAAGAAATGATTATGAAGGCTGAGGATACTTTACCAGCTGAGATTTGGGATTCTCGTTTAGGACCAATTTTTTGGGAAAAATTCTTAGAGGCTTACCCGATGGAATTGTTTGATGAGGATATGAAACATATCCAACACTACTTATTTATGAGATTTTCTAAATTAAATGCTGAAGAATTTTTCAGAGTTGCTAAACTTATACTTTCAGGTAACCCACAAGGAACTCAATTTATTCAGAGAATGGTTAATGAAATCGTTACTGAACTGAAACAATATGATGCTGAAGAAGCGTTAAGTGGTGGTGATGATGAAGAAGATGACGATGATGGATTAGATGATTTCTTAAGTGGTTTAGGTATATCAAGACCAAAATAATGAAACATGTCAAATTTAACCAGAGAACAGGTACTAATAGAGTACGTAAAATGTCATAAGGACGTACAATATGCGTTAAAAACATATCTACAAACATACGATAACACAGTTTCTAAATACGTACCGTTAGAATTATTTCCTGACCAAGTATCATTACTTGAGGATTACGAAAATTACAACGAAAATATTGCCTTAAAATATCGACAAGCGGGTGTATCTACGGTTACCGCAGCTTGGGCTTCGATGAAACTTTCTTTTGCTAAGAAAAACAAACCCGAAAAAATCCTTATAATAGCCAATAAACTTGATACGTCATTAGAGATGGCTAACAAGATTAGAGCTTTTATCAGTCAATGGCCAAGTTGGGTCGGTATTGATTTTGCGGTAGAAAAAAACTCACAAAAACATTATAAACTAAATAACGGTAGTGAGGTTAAAGCCGTTGCAACATCTAAAGATGCCTTACGTGGATTTACACCAACAATACTTGTATTTGATGAGGCGGCATTTATCGAGGCCGACAGTGATTTTTGGGCAGCTTGTATGGCGTCCTTATCTACAGGTGGTAAAGTAATCGTAGTCTCAACACCAAATGGTTATGACCGAATTTATTATGAGATATACGACCAAGCGTTAAGGAATATGAATGACTTCAGGATTTCTGAAATGTATTGGTACCGTGACCCTCGTTACACAAAAGATTTATATTTGGTTAAAACCGACGATATGATTCACTATCTTTTAAATAAAGAAGAATACAGTGAAAAAGATATACTCAGTTGGTCCCATATACCCGCACACGAAAGAGATTATAAAGAACTGAGAGAATTAATGAATCAAGGTTATAAACCTTGCTCGTCTTGGTTTGAAGCGATGGTTAAGAAATTAAAATATGATAAACGTAAAGTATCTCAGGAGTTGGAATGTAACTTCTTAGGTTCAGGTGATAACGTATTTGATTCTAAAATGTTACAAACAATTAGAGAAAATTCTATTGTAGAACCCAAGAATAAAATGATGGGTAATGCTTTGTGGATTTGGAAAGAACCTGTCGTTGGACATAAATACATTATGGGGGTCGACGTTTCTCGTGGGGATAGTGAAGACTTTAGTTCGTTCCAAATCATTGATTTTGACGAAAGAGAACAAGTTGCGGAATATGTTGGTAAATTACCTCCTGATACTATGGCGGAAATTTGTTATAAATGGGCCAACATGTATTCATGTTTTATTGTGATTGATATCACAGGTGGAATGGGAGTTTCCACCTCAAGAAAATTACAGGAAATGGGTTATAAAGACTTATATGTTGATGGTGTTGACACCGCTAATAAGTGGAAATACGATTCTAAGTCCCATGAAAAAATACCAGGAATTAATTTTAATAATAAAAGAGTTCAAATTATTGCTTCATTTGAAGAAGGGATGAGACATGGGTTTAAAATCTACAGTTCAAGACTTTTCAATGAAATGAATACTTTCATTTACATTAATGGTCGTCCTGACCACCAAAAAGGACATCATGATGACTTAATTATGTCAGTCGCCATGGCAACTTATGTTGCTGAGTCGTCATTTAGTAATTTAACTAAAGTTGTCGAACATACTAAGGCAATGATTGAGTCTTGGGCGGTTAGCAATAATGACCAAGTTGCGAAAAATTTAGAATTTAATCCTGTTATACCACACATGTCAGAAAGAATAGGTCAATATAATAATCAGAACATGTCTAAAGAAGATTATCAAAAGTACGGTTGGTTATTTGGTATTAGATAATATTTATTAATAAAATATCACATGGGACTAACTTCTAGAAAAAAATCGGGGAACAAACTTAATGGTAGTAAATTAAACGTACCTGGTCAGGGTATTAGTAATGTTAGACCTGGTGGTGATAATAAAATAAACCAACAAAAGGGTGACCCTAATGGAAAGAAAGGTAAACAAAATTAACTATTTAATTATAGATAATTAGAATTAAATTTATTACATGGAAAACAATCAAAATAATCAATTTACAGTTTGGCAGAGGCTATCTCAAGCCTTCGGTCCTAACGCCCTGTTAAATCAAGATTATCCAACATATAAGTTAGACAAGACTGAGTTATTAAAAACGACATCAAAACAGGAATACGATAAAGAAAAATTACAAGCTCAACAAACGTATTACTTAGCCAATCAATGGACTAAAATTGAGAGTAACTTATACACTCAAGCGGTTTATTATGAACCAACAAGATTAGCATCATTCTATGATTATGAATCAATGGAATATACTCCTGAAATTTCGGCGGCTTTAGATATCTACGGTGAAGAATCAACAACTGTTGACCAAAATGGTTACATGTTACAAATATATTCAGAATCTAAACGTATTAAATCAATCTTAATTGACTTGTTTAATAATGTTTTAGATATCAATACTAATTTACCGATGTGGACAAGAAATACCGCAAAATACGGTGATAATTTTGTTTATTTAAAATTAGATGCTGAAAAAGGTATTGTTGGATGTATGCAATTACCAAATATTGAGATTGAACGACTTGAAAGAGGTATGGCGGCAAAATCGGCAAACGTCGAGGAACCCGCAGAAAATAAAGGTTTAAGATTTAAGTGGAAGGCTAAAGACATGGAATTTAATTCATGGGAAATTGCCCACTTTAGATTATTAGGTGATGATAGAAAATTACCTTATGGTACTTCTATGTTAGAAAAAGCGAGACGTATTTGGAAACAATTATTATTATCGGAAGACGCAATGTTAATCTATCGTACCTCAAGAGCCCCTGAAAGACGTGTCTTTAAAGTCTTTGTAGGTAATATGGACGATAAAGATGTTGAGTCGTATGTACAACGTGTTGCGAACAAATTCAAACGTAGTCAGGTTGTTGATAGTCAATCAGGTAATGTTGATATGAGATTTAATCAAATGGCGGTTGACCAAGATTATTTTATTCCTGTACGTGACCCTGCTCAAGCATCTCCAATTGAGACTCTACCAGGTGCACAGAATTTAGCGGAGATTGCCGATATTGAATACATCCAAAAGAAATTATTAACCGCCCTTAGAGTTCCTAAAGCGTTTTTAGGGTTTGAGGAAGTTGTTGGTGATGGTAAGAATTTATCATTACAAGATATCCGTTTCGCAAGAACAATTAATAGAATTCAAAAATCTATGATTGCGGAAATGAATAAAATAGCTATCATCCATTTATTCTTATTAGGGTTTGAAGATGAATTGTCAAACTTTACATTAGGTTTAACTAACCCATCAACACAGGCCGATTTATTAAAAATTGATGTTTGGAAAGAAAAAGTTTTATTATATAAAGATGCAGTAACGGCAATCGAAGGTATTGCACCAGTTTCTGTAACTTGGGCTAAGAAACACGTATTAGGATTCTCTGATGAAGAAATTAAATTAGATTTACAACAACAACGTATTGAAAAAGCGGTTGGTGCTGAATTAACTAACACGGCGACTATTATCAGTCATACAGGTGTATTTGACAATATTGATAAACTATATGGTGTTAAATCAGGCGCAACTCAAACTGTGGGAGCAACCCCACCACCTCCAGGAGGTGAATCAAGTGGTGGAGGATTAGGAGCACCTGAAGATATGGGTGGAGGGGCTCCAATACCACCACCACCAGGACCTGAACCAGGAGGTGAAGCGGAGATAACACCTGAATCATATAAACGTGATAACTTAACAATTTTATTAGAAAGTGATAACTTAACAGATTCGGATTCATTTATTGATTTGTCTAAAGCAAGAAATTCTTTAGGTGAAATGGAAAAAGAGTTAAACAAACTTCTAAAAGACTGATATTTATAAATAAAAAAGAGATGACAAATTTTGGAATAATTAAATCGAAGATAGAAGATGTGTTATTAGAATCATATAAAAACAACACATTTAAACAAGAATTCAAAAACTTTAAAAAGTTAGTTTTAGAAAATAAAAAAATATGCAAACTTTTTTATTTATATGATGATTTATCTTCTAATAAAGGATTATCGGAATCTATCGTTAATGAATATGTGAATGAATGTATAACCATTTATGAAAATACCATTAATAAAATACAAGAGTCGGATATTACACCATTAAAGTCTTGGATTAAAAATTCTAAGGTTGACAATCAGTATAATAATATTGATAATTTATTCTCGAGAGATGTCCTAACAATCGAATCAAGAATAACTAGTAAAAAATACATTTCAGAATCTCTTAAGAAATTACCTATCAAGAAAGCAGATACTGTTCAAATATCGCTAACTTCTATGGTTAATGTTGCAAATAAAACAATCACAAATTTTATTGATTCATTAACTGAGTCAGATAAAAAAGAATTAACAAAACTTTTATCTGAAGATGACGTTACTTTAAACCAAAAATTTGATGATGTTAAAAAAAGTGTTGTAACTAAATTAACTGAAATGAAAAATAATAATGAAGATAACTCAACTCAAACAAGAATTGATGAAACTCTTGATAAAGTAATTTCAGAAAAATACGACAAGTTAACTTATTTCAAACTTAAAAGTTTGAATGAGAATCTTTAATCGTTATTTGATTTATATTTTTTCTGAACGTATTTCGCTTTTGAAATCATATTCCTATTTTTAACAGATTTTTTTTGGAATTCTTTTCGTTCATTTAATTCCTTACTTTGCCTTGTCTTTATGACTTTGCTTTTGTAAATTTTTAACGCTTTTTCAAGAGTTACATTTTTTTCTACCTTTATGATTAACATGTTTTTGTGAGTTTATATTTATTTTGACTATTGCAGTAAATATACCTATTTTTATTAAAACAATAAACTTAGAAATTATGAAATTTAATGAAAAAGGGTAAAACCTCACACATTCACGGATTCAACACTGCCAAGGTAGTATATGGAACAGTTGATTCGATGAATTTAAAGTCACTCTATCTTAACATCCAAACATGGGTAGAACCAACTACAGAGTGCGAAAATTGGACAAGGACAGTTCTCAATATGAGCAGAGCCATAAAACATTCGGTCTACGAATCCTTAGATAAAGAGTTATTTGATGATAAATTTATAGTAGATTTAGATTTAAGGTCCAGCGGATTAAATCAAGGTAAAAAATCTTTTATGAACTTAGAGATTAATTTCTTTTTAAATCATGAAGGACATGACTTTAAATCAAAAGAAATTAAAGATTCACTTAAAGATATTACTAATAGAATTTTTTACGAAAACTTTATCGGTAACGATTACTTCAACTTTTATCTAACTAAAAAAATCAAAACAAACGATGATACGCTACAATTAGAGAATGTTTAATATTTATAATAAAACATTTGAGATGAATTTAAGAATTTTACAACCAACTGAAATAGGTAAAGGTATATTAATAGAATACGATGCGGGTTACGTATCACCAACAGATACACATAATGCTAAGGTTATTAAAGAATCTAAAGGTAATATGTTAGACCACTCTAAACCATTTGAATTTTATGCGGTATTACAGAAATATAATACCCCAAACAGAAATGGTAGAATATACCCTGAACGTATTTTAAAAAGAGAATCAGAAAACTATAAAAAAATGATAGAAAAGGGCACCGCTCTTTCAGAGTTAAATCACCCTGAATCGTCATTAATTGATTTAGATAGAGTTTCTCATGCAATAACTGAAATATGGTGGGAAGGTCCTGTACTAATGGGTAAGATACAATTACTTACATCACCAGGATTCCACGAAAGAGGTATTGTATCAACTAAAGGAGATTTAGCCGCTAATTACCTAAGACAAGGAGTTACGTTAGGAATCTCTTCAAGAGGAGTTGGTTCCCTTAAAAAAGTTGGTGAACAGAATGAGGTCCAAGAAGATTTTGAATTAATCTGTTTTGACTTAGTATCCTCACCATCAACACCAGGAGCGTATTTATTCCAAAATCCTGAAGATAGATTTAACTTTGAGGAGAACTTGGAAGAGGAGAAAAAAATGAAAGTCGAAAGACAAGTTGGGGAAAGTGGAAATAAATCACTTGACTTAATGAAAAAATTGAACGATTATTTAGGATATTAAAAAAAAATTATAACATGGACGAAAAGTATTTTATTGCAAAAATCACAACCGATATGATTGATGAAAAATCGGGAAAACTTAAAAAATTAAGAGAAGAAAAATTAGTAAAAGGTTATAACCCTACTGATGTTGAGGCCAAAGTAACGAAAGTTTTTGAGAACTACACACAGGATTGGAGACTAACTGCAATTGTTGAAAGTAAAATAGATGAAGTGATAGAATAAAATCTTTACATTTCAATAATAATAAAAGGGGGACATTTGTCCCCTTTTTTGTTTTTTATCAAAATGGTAATATTTATAATAAATAAAAAACCAATTATCAAATTAGTTTAATTAAAACTTTTTTGATATTGGGAGATATTTATATAGTAAATTAAAAACATACAAATGGCGAAAGAAAAATCTTTAGTGGAAGAAGCAATCATCCAAATGAAAAATTTGGAAGAAGCGGTTGCGGAAAATGCAAAAGGAATACTTGCTTCAACTATGAAGGAAGAAATCAAAGAACTAGTAAAAGAATCTCTAACTGAACAAGAAGACGAGATTGAAACGGATGTTGAAATGGACGAGCCTGAAATGGAAGACGATATGTCTGACGACGAAGGAATGGAAATGGATACTGATAATTTAGATATGGATATGGATGATGAAGATTCTATGGAGGATGACTTTATGGATGACGATGAAACTATTGACCTTACCGACGTTGACGACGAAGATGAAATCTTACGTGTATTTAGTTTAATGGGACCTGAAGATAATATCGTGGTTACCAAAGATAATTCAGGTAATATCAATCTTAAAGATTCTGAAAAAGAATATATGATTGTTGGTGAAGGTGAAGAATTTATGGATGATTCTGAAGAAATGTTTGAAATGGATGATATGTCAGATTTTGGTATGGAAGACGATGAAGACGAAGACATCAATAGCATCATTGATAGAGTATTTAAAAAAGATAACGACGAATTAGAAGAAATGGATTTTGAAAAAGATGAATTAGAGTTCGGAGAAGAAGAAGGAATGGACAGTGAAGAAATTGTTTATGAAATTGAATTCAACGAAGAAGAAGGTGAAGAAGATATGGGTCTATCTGAAGAAGATGAAGTAGAAGAAGAAATGTACGAATCTTACGAAGAAGAAGACGAGGATATGGAAGAAGAACCTGTTATGGAATCTAAAAAGATGTCAATCAAACCTAAGGGTGTTGGCATGGGAAATCCAAATAAGAAAAAAGTATACTCAAACAAACCTAACCAAGAAGGTGGTTTCAAAACTGTGAAAAAAACAGTTAATAAAACTATGGGTACTGGTAAAGCGAAATTTGAATACAAAGACGGTGAAAATCTTGACGGTGATATGAAAACTGTTAAAAAGGTTGAAACCAAAGAAGCATCAAGAACTTTAGGAAACGGTTCTAACTTTAGAAAGGGTGGTTTATCAAAACCAAGAGCTCACTCTAAATTTAATACCGCAATCCAAAAAGAGAGTGTTGATAACAAAGAATTACAAGTTCTTAGAGAAAAAAATGAAGAGTACAGAAAAGCACTTAACGTTTTCAGAAATAAATTAAACGAAGTTGCAGTGTTTAATTCAAACTTAGCTTATGCTACACGTTTGTTTACAGAACATTCGACATCAAAACAAGAGAAGATTAATATCTTAAGACGTTTTGATAGTGTTGAAACTATTAAAGAATCTAAAAACTTGTATAAGACATTAAAAGATGACCTTTCGGCTACGACAAGTCAACCAATGAATGAATCAATGGAAAGAACCATTCAAAGTTCTCCATCAACAGGTTCTTCGGCTAACTTGATTGAGTCTAAAACATACGAAAATCCTCAGTTCTTAAGAATGAAAGATTTAATGTCAAAATTAAAATAAAATAAACTAAAAAATTAATAAAAACCAAAAAAATGGGAGCATTATTAGAATCAGGTCTTGTTGGTAACATCGGGTTAAAACACCTTAAAGTTATCAAAGAAGATACTATCAACAAATGGGATAAATTAGGATTCCTAGAAGGCCTTAAAGGTCACCTAAAAGAAAACGTAGCTCAGTTATATGAGAACCAAGCGTCTTTCTTAATTAACGAAGCAACGTCTGACGGGTCTTCAGGTTCATTTGAAACTGTTGTATTCCCTATCGTAAGACGTGTATTCTCTAAATTATTAGCGAATGACATCGTATCAGTACAAGCGATGAATTTACCAATCGGTAAATTATTCTTCTTTGTACCTAAAATTCAAGGGTATTCAGGTGGTACTAACACTCCATGGAGTGATGTATCTTCAGGAGACCACTACGCACCACTAGGAGCACCAAACGGACCAACATCTCAAAATGCAGGTTACACAGGAACTGGAGCGGTTGCTAAAAACCTTTATGACTTATTCTACGAAGGAACTGAACCAGGTTTAGACCCAGCAGGTTTATTCGATTATTCAAAAGGTCGTTGGTCAGCAATCACTGCAAGTACGTTGATTCAAGCATGGTCAAATGGGTCATTAGTTGATGCAACTATTAATGATGGTGCACCAGCAAATGGTATTGAAATTGCTTCAGGTAACACAAGAAAAGTTATTGTTAAAATGTGTGGTTTCGCTGATACAGGAGCTGGTAAATTAATCGGACCTGACGGTAATGAAATGGATACAGAATCTTTCTTATCTGATTTAGTTATCTTTACAGGTGCTGGTTTAACAGTTGCTGAAGGTTCTCCATGTACAGTTTCAACAGGAGCATTATTGTTCAGAGTTGTTACTCAACAATATGGTAAAGGAATCGTTTCTTACGGTAATACAGTTCAAACTAATTGGCCAGCGGCATCAGGTAATAACCCTGCAGGTAACGGTGGTTCGTTTAAAACCGTATGTGACGCTAACGGATGTATCTACTTAGAAGTTGATTTATCTTGTCCAGTATGTGCTGATTGTGATTCTACATCTTTAGATGGTTACACAGGTACTACTATTACTGAAGCGTCTTCAGGAACATCATTCTACGCAGCGTTCAGACGTTACGAACAATTAGAATTTGAAGATAAAATCGGTGAGGTTTCTTTCGACTTAGATTCAGTTACTGTATCTGTTACAGAAAGAAAATTAAGAGCACAATGGTCTCCTGAGTTAGCTCAAGACGTTGCTGCATTCCACAACATCGATGCTGAAGCTGAATTAACGGCTTTATTATCTGAACAAGTTGCTGCTGAAATCGACCGTGAAATCTTAAGAGATTTACGTAAAGGTGCGGCATGGAACTTACGTTGGGATTACAACGGATGGAGAAGAATTTCTCAAACTACATCTTATACTCAAAAAGATTGGAATCAAACATTAATTACTGCAATTAACCAATTGTCAGCACAAATCCACAAATCTACATTAAGAGGTGGAGCTAACTGGATTGTAGTTTCTTCTGAGATTTCGGCTATTTTTGATGATTTAGAGTACTTCCACGTATCTAACGCGTCTCCAGAGCAAGACCAATACAACATGGGTATTGAAAGAGTTGGAACATTAGCAGGTCGTTACCAAGTTTACCGTGACCCTTACTTCCCAGCTAACACAGTGTTAGTAGGACATAAAGGAACGTCATTGTTAGACACAGGTTACATCTACGCACCGTATGTACCATTACAATTAACACCTACAATGTATAACCCATTCAACTTCACACCTATTAAAGGTATTATGACACGTTACGCTAAGAAAATGGTTAACAACCGTTTCTACGGACGTATCACAGTTGATGGAGTTAGAACATTCGACTTAAGAGAATTGAGATAATCAACATCTTAAATAATATGAAAAGGGACGAGTAATCGTCCCTTTTTTTGTTTTACAAGTATTTATATTATATGAGCGAATTACGTAGATTAATCAAAGAACATTTATTATTAGAAAAGAAAATTGGGCATATTATGGCCAAAATAGAAATTGCCTTTGGTTTTGAGATTGATAGAACTACCCACGCATATGAAAGAAAAAACAGAACTGATATTCCTGATTATAATGATAGAGAAATATCTAACGGTGAATTAAAATATATAATTGAGAGTTGTAGACGAGAAATTGCGGAAGGAATTACCACAGGAGAGATTAAAGATGATGTAGCATTTGTTATTAAATCAAAAGAAAAAGAAATCGCTATGGTCATAGTACCAAAACATGGTGGTGGCTCCTATTGGAAATTACTTATAATTACCGTTTTTAGAGAATCGTATGATTTATCTTTTAGAGTTGGTAAAGACCAATTTGTTATTTGGATTTAAAAAAGAACGGGACTTAGTATCTAAATCGTTTCTATCCCGTTCAAATTAGGAGGTTTTCGTCCTAACCATTATGATTGATTTAGTTGTATCTGAATCGTTTCCCTCAACCACATTACAAAGATAAGTAAATATACTGAATCCACAACTTTTTTTTCGAAAAAACAGATATTTATATATTAAACAGAAATAGGTATGAAAAAATTATATTTTTTAAATGAAGAAGAATCTAAAAGAATTCTAAATCTTCATAAAGAAGCAACTAAAAAACAATATCTTAAAGAAGACGACACTATGATGTCATCTGAAAATGAGTTAGCCGAAGATGGTGTAATGGCGTCAATGGCAACAGGTGCTGCAATTGGTGGAGCCGTTGGTTTAGTTCCAGGAGCAATTATCGGTGGAGCGATTGGATTAATTAACGGATTAATTAATGGTGGGAATTATTCTTACAAAGGTGCCGAAAAAATTTTACAAGCTTGTGGAAATTTAAAAGAAGTTGGTAAATCAACACTGAGTAGAGCCACATTAAATGGTATTGCCGATGGTATTAACGCAGCGGTTGATGGTATGGGTACTGATGAGGATGCAATTAAAAGTAATCTACAAAAAATCACAACAATTCCTGATTTATGTGCGATGTCAAACATATATAATACAAGACATGGTGAAAGTTTATTCGCAGCAATTGATGGGGACATCGATTCTGAGGGTGAATGGAAACAATATGTTTTTTTACCATTATTAGACGCATATGAAAACAGTGTTGACCTTGGTAAAAAATTGGCGGCACAAAAGGAATCAAGTGTCGTAAAGGGATTTGAAAAATTTCCTTGTATTCCAAGTAACCCAAAAGCGAAATCATCAAAATTGAGTGACGGTAGTATTGCTTACATAATTGATGGGGTGGTTTATTACGGGAATGGTAGAAAAAAATTGGTCGACGGAACTATGGCCAGTTATTCTTGTGGTAAAGAATCGTCTAATACTAAGACAAATACTAAGACAAAAGTTAAACAACCAACAATACCTTCAGATACAGATTTAGATATGGTATTGACTAAACTTTAAATTATTAATTATTAAAATGAAGAAAATTATAAAAATAACTGAATCTGAAAAAGAGTCTATTTTAAATTTACATAACACGTATAAAAATAGATTAATGGAACAAACACCAGCTCCTGTAACTGCAGCTCCTGCAACCGCAACTCCTGCAACCGCAGCTCCTGCAACCGCAGCTCCTGCATCCCAAGATAGAAAAGTAGATTGTACAACAACTAAAAATCCTACAAGATGTAAACAAAAAGTTTTAGATGTACAAGTTAAAATTAACGATAAATGTACTAAGATATCTAAAAAATTAGTTGAGGATGGTATATACGGTACTAATACTATGAACGCAATTAATGCTTGTACGGGTATTGATTTGAGTAAAAGTTCGGGAACTCAAACACCCGCAGGAGTACAAACACCTGCAGGAGTACAAACACCCGCAGGAGTACAAACACCCGCTGGAACTACAGTTGCGTCAGCAACAGATGAACCTGTTGATAGCTTAACGGTTTAATCTTCTAAGGGACTGATTAATCTACTAGCGGTAGAATAATTCGTAGCGATTGCAATGTCATGGACATTACAAATTCTTAATAACATACTAACATCTACTTGATGTGGATGAACTTCTAAGGGGTCGATAAAGAATATAACTATATCGACTTCTTTGTTTACAATCATTGACGCAATCTGAGCGTCACCACCCATAGGACCACTTAACATCGTCTCAACCTTAGTTAATCCAGCATGTTTTAAATGTTTTCCTGTTGTACCTGTGGCAACTACTTCAACATTATCTGAAGTGAAGAAAGGTAGTCGTTTCATTACGAATGATACCATATCGGCCTTCTTACCGTCGTGAGCGATTAACGCTAATTTAATCTTCTGTTTCATTTTTAATTTCCTGTTTTGACATAACTCTAATTGCTCTTGATACAACCTCTGCCTCACCTAAAGAATAAACCCCCTCGTGGTATGCCTTCTTAACCGCTTGTATTAATAGGTATGAAGCATTGTCTTTATCCATAGATTGTAGTAGCACGTCTAAATGGTCCTCAGTTAGTAGAGGTATTGTGTCGAATAGTTTTCCAAATAATTGTTGTTCTTCCATTGTGAAAATATCTTTTTTTGATATATTTATAAGTATACTAAAATATCTATGCTAAATCAATTAATAAAGAAAGTATTACTCGAGGCAACTTCTGACAGTAATGGGGGTAGAGGGTCCTATGTTTCTCCTTTACAACCTGGTGTTAGAGAATTTAGTAAAGAGTCGTTACAACCATTTATAACACCCGTATCAAAGTATGTCAATACTGAGTTGGGATACGACAGTTATGACGGTAAAATGAGTACCCCTAAAAAGAAAATTAAAAAGATGGAAAATAAAGCAAAAAACATCTCCAATTATATTAAGAATCACCCTACTTTAACATCTGGTGATGATGAAGGTAATAATATAAACCAAACACCTGGAGGTAAAAAAAGTATTGTACCAATCACAACTCTAAAAGAGTGGATTGAAATAAAAAAAGACACTGTAGTTGTTGGTGAAAAGAAAGTAATTAAACTTAACGAAGGTGATATTATTCGAATGGTAAAAAGAATTTTATCTGAACAAGATGATGAAAAAACTTATTATAAGTTAGGTGCAACAGGTTTAGGATTTAAAATTATTGATGGAAAATTATACACGGTATTATTTAATAAATCAACAGGTGAAGTAAAACCAGACTACGCATTAAACGGGGAGTTATACGACTTCAAAGTAGATGTTAAAACAGGTGAAGTACTTGACGAGGACTATAGAACAAATATCGAATTCACAGAGTTTTATTGGAATGATATAGTTCGTTCTGATATACAACCTGGACAATATAATAATGTAAGATACAAATTTATTGCCGTGGCACCTGAAGGTGTTCCTAATAAGGCCTCAATCGGTAAACCAGTTGTTTACACGGGTAATATTGTTGCAGAGGACATAAGTGTCTTAAAATCAATCGGAATGACCGAATCTAAAGATACTACCATTTCACCTATGATGTATTATAAGAAGGGTGGAAAAGGGTATTATGTGATGTTATATCCTGGCGCAAGACCTGGTACTGAAGTTACAATTGGTGGGTCATCAAAAAAAACAACACCAACACCGACTAATATTAGTTTGGATATTACAGAACCGTTCGTATTTGACAAAACAGAATTAAAACCTGAAGCTCAAGATAAGATTGATAAATTTATTTCTAATTTAAATGGTTACTTGAAAACATATCCTAAGTATGGTAAATTCTTATTACAAAACGTCCCATTAATTATCGGATATTCATCAAGAGATAAAGACCCTAACGATAGAATAATTGGTAAATTACCTGCATGTCAATCATCTAAAACTATTGGTGAGTATAATCAATGTTTATCACAACAAAGAGCAAATACAATCGCTAATATGATTAAAGAGAAAACGGGTATTGTTATGACCCCTATTGGTAAAGGTGAAACGACTGAGTTCGGGCCAGGATGGACAAAAGAAAAATCAACTACTACTGACCAAACACAACCTAATAGAAGGTTTGTAATTAAAATTAAAGATTATACAGAATAAAAAAAAAAGAGGTCATTAGACCTCTTTTTTATTTAGAACACTTTGATGTTGATAATTTTCTTATCAGTGTAGTCATCAAAGCAGTAGATTAAAACATACTTACCTAACTTAGGATGAGTATTAGTATGTGGAATACTATCTAATGTGACAACCCCTGTTTTCTTATCTTGGATATATACGTATGAATCGTATGTGAATTCATTATGTAACGTTTGATTAAGTTTGAAGTCCTTGAAAAATCTAACTGAATCAAGATTAGTGATATCAATCTTGTATGTGTTAAGTAACAACTTAACGGATACGGAATCTTTAACCCATAAATCACTTAACTCATAGAAGTTCCCCGCCTTCTTAATAGAGGATTCAACCTGAGCGAAACCAACACATGTGGTTAAGACTAAAACGATGAGTGTGATTAATTTTTTCATATTACAAAGTTAAGCAATTTTTTCTAATATTGATGATAAAGAATGAACTATTTGTGATTTTATTTCATCTTCGTACCCTTGTCTCATAATCTCTGTTTTGTTATCATACAAAACATTTAATTTTTCCCAATCTCTCTGAGACAAAACTATATCATAATGGTATACGTGATTGGTAATACTAATTTTTCTATCGTCCATAAGGATAAATAAACCTAACGTAACATTCTTGATATATTTCTTACCTGATAGTGGAGCAATTAAAAATTTAGAATCAGGATGATTAATAAGTCTACGACAAATTGCGGTACAAATCTTTTCATTTTCCGATAGTCGACTTTTTTCTGTGAAAAATCGATACTTGTGCCAAAGAGTAAATTTAGTGTACCATCTCTTTAGAACCCTCTTTAAATATATTTTCATTTTTTTGTTGTATGTTGATTACATTATCTTAAGTACAAAGATAGTAAAAATATTGACAAAAAAAAATAACCTTAAAATAATTAAGGTTATTTCTTGTATTTTTTATTATTAGTCTTACTAATTACCCGTTTAATCCGTTACCACCAATAAGAACCGCGTTCATTTGAACAACTTCTCTACCAGCACTATTTGTATAGGTTGGATGTGGAGGAATTATTGTAATTACCGAATTGTCGCATATTTCCTGGCATATGGTGGTTTCAGTGTTAGACGATAATGGTGGTAGATTTTTACAATCTTCACAATCTAAAAATGGCCCTGAACTGTAATGATAATTTGTTTCACCCGTTAGTGATAACTCATCAAAAGTAGCACAAAATGGTGTTTCAGAACCAAATTGTATTTCATAAGTAATACCTGTTGTAGGAGTACCATATTCACGACAAAAATTAGTTGCTTCAATATTAAACACTTCTAAGTCATTACATCCTATAAATTTAAAATTTAAAGACTCTGTAAGACCACTTAAACACGTACAACAATCGTCGTGTAATTGAACAAAGGATATATTTAGAGTTTCCGCGCTTTCTGTTACTGCCCCAACAGTACCACAAAATCGAGCCTCGCTAATATCGAACTCTACTGTGGCCCCCAAAGTTAACGTTGCTGCAGAAAGAATGTATACATCATTAGTTAAACATTCATTTATAATATAATTTGCCATATCTTTTGTGTTATTTTTTTTTTAATTTTTATAGGTTATAATGTAAAATTTAATAATTTTATATTATTTAACATTTTGTTTTTATTATAAATATCTTATTAATCTAAATACTTCATATTAACGATTTGAAATTTAACTTGTCGTTTGTATGTATTTATCTCTCCACTACTATCCACCTTAATATCTATATAATACTCGTTAGGTATTTTATCCCTAGTGTCAAACATAAAATAATATTCGTTTGGCGTCCTGTTGATTTTGGTCCAACCTTGAACCTCAACCTCAGTCTGGCCTTCTCTAACATATACTCTGTAGTGAGCGTCAACATTTTGTAAAAGTTTTTGAGTTGTGTAAGCTTGTTTAATGACAACACCAACTTTTCTAATATCAGTATTGTATATTTTTTCATCTTGTTTAATACCATAAAAGTCAAACCCATATAATTTAGGGTCGACTGAATTAGTACCAATCTGAATTGAATTTTTTAATGGTTGTATTGTAAACTCATTAAACGATTGGGGTAATGGGAAACCATTGTAATTTAAGTTGTACCATTTATCAGTAAACATACATGGTGTTTTATAACCAATTATTGGTGGTATAACAATTTCATAAACACCTTTAGTTCTTTGACAAGCGGTTAACCCTGTTAATCCAGGAATGTCATTTCCCGATGAATCCATAATAGTAACACTTGGATTATTGTCTAAATTGATTGGGTTACCGTTATCAAACAAGTACAAATAAAGTTTGTTTGTTCTACCTAAAGAAAATAAGTTTCTATCATCTTCAATAAGGTCATTATAGTTTGTTTCTAAAAATGGTTCGTAAAATGTTTGAGTATGTCTTGTAAAAAATTGAGTTTCATAGGTATCAGTAAGACCTGATAAGTTTTCGACCTGAGGTTTGTAAGCAATTCCCCATCCTGTGACATTAGTTAATGAACCATCAATAATTGAATTAATTTCACTAGTCATGTCAAAACTAACGTTCTCATTACCAAATTCAAAATGTTGTGTGTCAACGATAGTTAATGAGCTAAAAGGAACAACCCCACTGTTTAAGTTATTGTAGACACCAGGCTCAGTCCAAACACCAATTGTCGTTGTTTGAAACCAATTCGAGGGTCTATCAGAAAAAGATTTGTCCGTATCACTATATTCATAAACTAAATCAGCAAAATCATAACCAACACCTTCATCCCAAATCTGTGGGTTTAGTGGGTTGTTATTAATGTATGGGATTCTGAATAAAATTAAATCAAATGACGTGGCTCTTTTTCTACCTTGAGATGTTGAGGTGTTTAATAACTCAATATCAAAGGTTGAGGTATTCACCATTCTTAAAGTGTGAACAATTGTGTCGTTACAAGTTGTAGAAATTGTACCGTCATTTATCTTCTGAAATAGTAATGAAAGGTCTAAATCGAATATGAATCTACTATACCCACTAGGATATTGAGACACTGCGGTAGAACCATAAAACAATTCCGTAACTGGGTTTCTACCAGTATTGGTGAAACTGTTGGATATGATAGTATTGTTCTTACTAAAGTAGGAGTTATTAATTGACATTTAAGTGTTTTACTTATAAATATCAATTAATTCGGATATTTTGATTTAGGATGGTATTTTCTGCGTCAGCAAGAATTGCATTAATTTCTGCGGAGGTTTGTCCGTTACCTGCGGCAACAGGAATAGGTGGTGCCGTAGCCACAGGATGTACGTGACCAGTAACAAATGAAAATATTTTTCTAAGTAGTTTCATTAACTCATCACCTCTTGTTGTTGGGTATGTCTTATTAAAAATACTACTTTCGTCACCAATAAATTTATCTTGTGGTATACCATATAAAGTTTGACTTAAACTAATCTTACCTTTAGGTCCTGTAGAGTCTTGAGATAGTAAATAAATTTTTTGAGCTCCTAAGACACCATAAGTGACATCTGAAGGTACAAACTCGGATGGAGTAACTGTTTCAGTTTTAATATCCCCTTGAGGTCCAATAAGTGCAGTTCCATTTTTGTTTTCCCAAACTAAAAACCACCCACTATTAACTAACCCCATATTTAATTTAATTTTACTATAAAAATTAACATAATTAGTTAGTTCCGCAACATCATTTACAACTTGTGATGGTGAGAATTTAACACCTTTTTCATAAGTTAATTTTGATGGGGTAACAACAAATGGAAATATTTGGTCTTGAGGTATATTACGTAATTGGTTGTTAACAACATAATTAGGTAAATCAATAAATTTTTTAAAAACTCCATCACTAAATTTATTAATTAAAGTTAATGATTCGTTAAAACTTTTGGCGGTAAATTTTACTTCCTCAATAGGGCCACTATAATCGGTACCAACACTTAAGTTAAGGATAGTGTCGGACTTAAAATTTTTACTGTTAACTTTCTGACTTGGTATTACATTGTATAATCCAACAGACCCATTAAAAACATTTTGAGTGTTTTCTAAATTTTCAATATCCCAGATTATTATTTTTTTAACTACCTTTACATTTTCAACTAATCTAGCTTGACTTTCTTGGGGTAATAAAACTTTTTGTTGGGTAAAATTTGAAAGTTGTAAGAATGACCTCATCGCATTTCCAACAGGTAATTGTGTTGTACTTAATACTTTTGTTTTACCCGCTCTAATTAAAACCTCATTTTCTTTAACAACTACATCGGCGGAACCACGTCCTAACAATGCGTTATCACCAGGTTCGGGAAATACACCATAACTATCTTTGTTACGATATTGCCCATCACTATTTTTAATCGAAATACCTTGTTTAATTCTATCTCCCGCAGCTAAAAATTTCTTAGCGCCTTGATAATACTCAAAAGGTGTTGTCATTGGTGACGAAAACGGTCCTTGAATATAAAATTGACTTTGGAAATTAAATTTTTTATTTTGATATATAATATGTACGTACTCGTCTTTTTTCGGTACTTGGCTAAAATAAAAAGGTAGTAATGGTAAAAAAATTAACGGGTCTTTAGAAGTCCATTTATCTATTTCCTCATTCCAATCAGGAACTGAAGCTAAAATATCACTATATGTTTGTGTTTCAGGTATTACTCTAAGTCTACCTAACATCATCGGGTCTTGGTTATCGTAAACGATACCAGGAAATATAATTTGATACTTATTAGATTGGTCTATTTTCATTATTTAATAGTTCTGTTTTGATATTCTTTAAGAATAGTATTGTAAGTTAATTCTAATTTATCTAAATGTTCGGTCATTTTAATGACCGCATCTTTGGTAAATTTAAAATCTTCCTGAATAAAATCCATAACAAAAGTCAAATCTTTATTTGAGTGTGATTTGTAGTCTTTTATTATTTTTACGGCTTTTTCCGATTGTTCTTTTTTTGTCATAATTACATTTTTTTACCGAAAGCACTCGAAGGAACTGTCAGACCTGCTGGTGTCATTGTTAATGGTGGTATTGCAATTTGTACCTTACCATTTTCAGCCTCTTCCGATGACATAGATTTCATTTGCCCTAACATTTTTAGAACATCTAAATTAGGACTTCCATCTGGCATTGTACCTGTTGGGATACCAAGTTTTTGCATTTCCTCAATAGCTCCAATAAACGCACGAGATTCAGAATATCCATCCATAAATTGAGATGCAAATAATAGAGGTAATGGTATTTCACCACCCCATCCAGAAGTCGCAATCTTTAACAATGATAGAATTTCATCAATAACACTCTTACATTTACGCCAATCCGATATAAACTGAGCCACAACAATTATAAGTTGGATTAACTTTAAAATCATAATAATTCTTTTATCCATTTTTTCTCTAGCAACATCTTGAATTACTGATTGGATTAAATTTAAAATATCTTTTTTAATTATTTCAAAAAGTTCCTTAACAAATAAAGCTCCTATTTTTGACATTAAGTTTATAAAAAACTTTTTAAATGTTTTCATGAAAGCGACGAATGAGTTAACACCATCAACAAATGTTTGACCTAATGATTTTAACATTACAAATATTGGTAATAATACTTTTGGAGATAGTAACGACGCGGCAATTCCTTGAACGATTAATTTAAGGAAGTTTAAATCTACCGTGGCTTTAATATTCCCCTCAATAGCAAAACCTTGCCATTCAGGATTGTTAATTAATGTTTGAGTTAATGCGTCAGCAGCATCGACTAAATCCTTATCCTCAATAAAATTTAATGTACCTAAATCATTTAGAATGTCATCATAATTAACGGGTAATTTAACATTACCACAATCCTCAAATTCAATCACACCATTTTTAATGTTAGTTACTCTTTGGTCAATATTACGTAAATCAATATCTGTGAATTCAAAAAACGACTCATCAATATCATCGAGTTCGGCTAATTTTGCAATACCACTAACATCGATTTCTTTTTTATTATCAAAACATAAACCTAAAACCCTTTGGATGATTAACATAAGTTTATTAGTGTCTTCGGCTTGAGCTACTCCAACATTTGCACTAATAGATATGGCTCCACTTAATGACTCCATAATATTTGCCATAATATTTGTGAACTCAACAACTTTAGTTGTTCTATAATAATCGGCTAAAAAAGTACCAACTTTATTAATATTGTTTGCTCTATTAGGTAGAGTTACCTTAAACCACGGACCAGTTTCTCCTAAGTTATTTGTGTCAACGTATTGAATATCAAATAACGCTTGTCCTGATTGACCAATATATTGTTGACCGTTGTCAGTTGAGTAAGGTTGACCACTTTGAATTCTTTGATACAACTCTTTGTTCATTGAGAATGGATAAAGTTGTACGTTAACAGGATTTCTTTCGTATAAGACTTTACCTTCTTTACTTGACGGGTCTTTTTTTAATAGGTTAATCAAGTCTATTGAACTTACTTTAACATACACCACCTGAGCCGCATATGTTTGTTGTTGGTCACAACCAACCGCATTTATTGCTTCTTCCATAAGAAGCTCAATAATTTTAGGTTCAATATTCTTAATAACCCTAATTAATGTTTTTTTAACGTAACTAATTGAACTACCTCCCTTACCACCAGTAAGATTATTAATATCTAGTAATTGTTCAAATTGATTTTTGATTTCCCTTTGAAATCTTTTAGTCTGTTCTTTGACTTTATCTATAGACTCAGTAACGTTTTGTTTGGCAGTATCAAAAGACTCTCCAGCTTTTTTAGAAGTGTCATCATATTGAGTTTTTAAATCCTTATATGTGGTGGTCGCCGCAATCTTTTTTTGTGCGTCTTTATAATCAAGACCTAAATCTAATGATGCCATTTTAGTTAGTTTTTCATTTTGTAAGACCCGTCAGGTTTAGACGCGTCTTTTAGTATTAAATTTTCTAATAAATCATCATCCACACCTAAATCAGTAATTGAGAAACTACCACTTCCTGCGGTATTAGATTTTTCCCACATAGTAGATTGCAGTTTAGATAATGTTAATTTCTTTTCAACACAATCGTTAATGATTTTTTGTTGCTTTTCAATAACAGGACCTATTAGAGTCATATCTTCAGGTTCTTTCATCATTGTCAACATTTTATTTTGTATTCTAATCGCAGTGTTTCTTTGTTCAACAAGTTCATTATAGATTTCTTGCATCAAAGATAACATCGACTCTTTAGTTAAATTAATTTCTTTTTTTTGTGGTCTTCCCATTACAATAAATATTAACTATAAAATTTTATTTAACCATATTCTCCACTAAAGTATAATACATTGTTTTGTATTTCTTCATTGACCCCCTAATTTCTTTGGTTGACAAATTAGTCATTTCCCTTAATGAGAGTAGTATAATATTTTTATTAAATTTATTATTATCGTTACCGATAAAAATAGATTCATAATTCTCAAAAAGGTCATGTAACGCATGACCTAGTTTGATTTCGTTTTCCGATAAACTCTCATTTTCTAGCAAATTATCTAACTCAAGTAAAAAGTTTTTAATTACTTTTTCTGAATCAATACCTTCTTTTTCTATACTGTAAGAAAAGTTAGGGTTATTTTCTATACTCGTTGAGATATCTTCATATGATATTTTTCGGTTAGTTTCTTTTTGGTCCTTAATAATTTGACCCATAAGATAATTCTTACAGATTGTACCAAAATATGAATAAGCTTTTTTCTCTCTAGAGGGTTTAAACTTTTCAATTTTTGTCATTAAGAATGAGTGAGTGTCTACATGTATCTCCGTAAAGTCCATGTCTTTTCTATATAATTTGTATCTTCGAATTATCGAAGATATCATCTTATCTAAAGGTTTTTTTAAAAAATCATTATAAATTTTATTTCGTTCTTCGTAGGAGGTTGATTCTAAAAATCTAACAACGGCCTGCTCTTCGGGAACATCAAAATAATTTAATTGTGTTGGTTTTCTACCTTTCTTTTTTAACTCAACATTGGTGTTTCCTGTTAAATTAATAATTTCTGTCATTAAACTGTTTGGGGTTCATACTTTATGGCCCTGTCGTTAATAAAAAAGTATTCTTTTTTGGCCGAGTCAATCCAAAATCTTACTTCACCTTCCGTTAATCTATCGTCACCATTTTTATAATTCCAAAAAATAGACCCGTCTCTCAAGTTAACATGTTTATACCCAATCTTAGGTATTGACATAATCTTAACTGAGTTATGTGTCATTCTTAAGAAAAATTCATATCCAAATGTTAATTTGAATGATGGTTTAATTAAACCAAAATCAATAAAAGATGATGTTTTAATAACCATACCTGAAGTTTGAAAATTCTGATATTCTAATAAAGTTTCATGAGTTAAAATACCCATTTCTGGTGTGAAGTTTGCTGCGAATGTTGCCTCATTTGTAAATCCTGCAAATTTACCTGTTTGGTCTGTATCAACAACGATAGGTAAGAATGCGTCAACATCAGGATATGAGTTAGCGTAGACCTCAACGTTTTTAAACCAAATACTTGAATACTCATCGTCAAACTCAAATAGAGAAACCCATTTAGATTTTGCCGACCTCACACCATGATTTATTTGTGATGCGTAGTTAGCGTCTTTTGTCCACGCAACTTTAACTACATTTAAAGTACCAAAATCAAATTGATTTAAGTAATCTACAATATGTGTTTCGTTAGTGTGAACTATAATTAATTCATTGATACCAACTTTTTGATTTTTTAATGACTCAATACATTTTTCAAAATATTCAGTAAATCCGTTTGCTTTTCCTGACTTAATTGGTAAAATAACCGATACGTCAAATTTTTGTGTGTTTTCCATATTACTCTTCGATAGTTTCTAGTTTAGTTAATTGTTCTTGAAATGAGGCAAATCTTGTGTTAATATAATCAGTAAATAATTTTACCGAAACCTCATTGAATTCTTTTTTTGTTGGTAAATTCTCAACTGTTTTAATCATTTCCTCATATAAATTAGGGTTAACATTGTCCTCCAACCAATTTTGTAAGAAGTCAGCAACAAAATCAACCATTTGATTTTTATTGTTAATCCATATACCATTATCCTCTGACATCCAAGATGGTAGTAAGTTTGGTGTTAAACCTAAAACAGGTACCCCGCAAGTCATTGATTCTAATGGGAATGTACCATAAGCACTTGTTTCATCAATCCATACAGATAAGAAACTTTCTTTTAATGATTTAGAAAATTCTTCTTCGGATAAACCTCTCATATCTCTAAAAGTGACCCATCTATATTGAGGGAATTTTATGTAGAAAGATTTAATTAAATTAACCGAATCTCTTTGGTCTCTTGAATGGACTGCAACAATTGGTTTTGGTGGTAATGTTTGTTTGGTGAATGATTCCGAAATGAATGGTTTTAAAACATCATAAGAAATACCTTTCATTAAGTTTTCTAAAAACTCCATTTGGGTTTCTGATGTAGTAATACATTTGTAAAACCCTAATTGTGACCAAGATTGACCTGGTTGTAATGTTTCCAATACGTGGTCATAAGCTTGACATAACACAATTTTACCACAAGGTAATTTAGCGATTTGACTCATTACAAATCCGTATAATTCAGGGATAACAATAAAATCTTCAGGTGAAACCTCTAAGTTTTGACCTTCGATAGATTTATGAGGTAATGATGTCATGTATGATTCACCTAACCATCCTGATACTCCTGTATAATCAGGTTTCTCATGTAAAATGATTGGGTTATATCCTTCGTTTAATAATGCCATTCCTAAATTATAAATGTAGGCGATTGATGCTTTGGCATTACCCTTAGTATCCTGAACTAAAAGATAGATTCTTGATTTCTTATCTTTCATGTTTTGAACTGACTGTTCTAATTTTGAAATTTGTTCTTTATTCATTGTATTAGTATTTATTTAGTAATTTTTTATTTAAAAGTGTGTTAAAGGCTAATTTAAATGGAATTGTAATCTCTGACCCTTTACCTGCTAAAGTTTCGTCGACTTCATCTCCATCATCCATAATAACATCTAACATGAGTTTAATCGTTTCGTATTTTACGATATTAATTTGTGTACTATCGGTTTCACCCGAAGAAGATGACGGCTCTTGTTTTATTTGGATATATTCGTCAATCTTATCTAAATCCAAATAGTAATGTTCTCCTAATATTTTTAACATTATAAAATAATTTTTAATTTATCTTCCAATTCTTTGATTGTGTTTATTGTGTATTCCGATTCAACATTATTGTTATAAATTGTTTCATATTTAATTAATGTTTTATCTGATGGATGGTCTAATAATAGTGCGGGATTTGCGGTAAGTAAAACATCAATTTCATCCCACATAGAGTTAATTGTTAAATTACTATAGAATTTTACCTTTTCAAATTCGCATCCAAATTTAGATAAGAAAAATAATGAAGCGGGTTTTGATTTATTAATTTCGTCAGAAATAATAATTAAATCATGTTCATTTCTTAATTTTAAGTAGATTTCATTTAAATCGTTAAATGTTGAGTATTCTGCTGATTGAGCATGTCCAAAAATTTCCATAGGAAATTCTTCATACAAGAATGAGTATAACTCCTCATCATTTTCAAAACTAAAATGTTTTTTTAAATCAAGACTATCAACAGGTGTTGTTATCTCGTAATTGAAGGTGTTTTCTTCCTCAATACCGTCAGTCTTATCAATCATGAATTTTTGATAAGTTTGTTCTATTTTGTCTAAAGTGTTTCGTAGAACACCATTAATTTCTATACCTATTCTCATATACGTAAAAAAATATGTAAAAAACCCAATAAGTAAATTAAATTGAATTTATACTTATTGGGTTCGTAATTATTTTAGTTTTCGTATCTTTTTAGGATTTTACTAATTAATGGGTTTCTAACCACATCTTCAGGTTTGAATTCGAATGTTCCAATATCATCCATATTTTGAAACTTTTGTAGTGCGTCCCACAACCCTGTCTGAGTTTTATCTTTATGTCGGTCAAATTGTTCTAAGTCACCTGAAAGGAAGAATTTAGAATTAAACCCAATCCTTGTTAATAATAATTTCATTTGACTTGGTGTTGAGTTCTGAGCCTCCTCGAATAGTAGAATTGAATTGTCGATGTTCATACCTCTCATGTAGGCCAATGCAAAAACTTCGATAGCTTCAATCTCTTTTAATTTTTCTCTCGCTTCTTTACCAATAATCTTATTTAATAAATAATACGATGGGAAAATGTAAGGGTCTAATTTCTCTTCAACATTACCAGGGAGTGAACCTAATTTTTCTTCGGCCTCAACTGCGGGTCTTACAATAATGATTTTTTCATAAGGTGTTGTAGGGTCTGCGAGTAAATCTACCGCCGCTTTCATCGCTATGTAACTTTTACCAACACCTGCAGGTCCTGAACAAATGGTAATTTGACTATTAGTTAAAATGTCATAATACTTTCTTTGACTTTCCGAAAGAAACTTCTCTTTAGATTTTTTCTTTATGATTTGTGATATTAATTCTTTTTTTGTTAGTCTTGGTTTGTACTCATCAACTGGTTTTGGTGGTACTGTACTTCTTTTTTTTCTTTCTGTCATGTTAAAAACTTAAATGTTAATTGTTTTTTAAAATATACTTTAGTTACTGTTTATGTAAATCAATTTCTTTCAAATCCTTCTTCATCATGGTGACAGGTTATTGAGTTAATTAAATAACTTTTTAAGTTATTTTTTAATATATGTTCTCTACATCTATTCCATAATTCACCATCAGAGGGTAACCCAACAACCCCTGTTTCATCAAATAAATCACGATATTTAAATGGTATTGTATTAAAATTCATACATACTGAAGAATGGATTAATGTCGCATAACTTGGTAGAAAATTAATATAATGATTTTCGATACCAATTATTTTTGGCATAGTTTTTTCTGGTGACAAGTAAGTTGACTTAGTACAAACCCAATCGGCGTTTGTATTTAATAGACATTTATTAATTACTTCTAAATGATTTGGTTCCCATACGTCGTCATGGTCCAAATGACAAATATAATAGTTTCCATCGTCTAATGATTTATCAATTCCGTAGTTAACCGCGTTAACACCACCGTAAGACCAAAGAGCATACCCTTTACCATAACGGTCCCTTTCTTTAGCAAACGGGAGGTTTTCAAAATAGAGTTTATCTTTATCGTAACTTTTACATATGTTAATAAACTCTTCATTATCTTCGTACTTGTCTCCAATAACGTAAACTTTAAAATCTTCATGAGTTTGATTAAAAACACAATCTAACGCTCTTTTTAAGTAAAAAGGTGTTGAGTTATCTGTTCTTTGGTATGTTGATATTATAATTGATAGTTTCATGATTATTTAGTTTTTACTTTATTTTTTTAAAACTATCGCATTACCATCAATAATTTCTACATCGTCTCTTATTATTTTTGTTTTTAAAAAATACTTATTATTTTCTTTTTTGTCTAACTCAATCACAATTTCAATCTCATCATTAATGTAACAAGGGTTTTTAAAATTTAAATCTTGTTTTAAATATATTGAACCTTCACCAGGGTAATAGGTTGCAATTATCTTAGAAAAAAAGGAAGATAATAACATTCCATGTGCAATTCTTTTTCCAAATATACTATTTTTGGAATACTCATCATCTAAGTGGATTGGATTTTTATCTCCAGACAGTTCGGAAAAATCCCTCACCATTTTATCTGTTATAGTTATTTTTTCAGAAACTCGCATTCTAAACTGTATAAATTATTTTCTCTATTTTTTATGACCTTAGATGGTATACCAACAACAATTTTAGACTTTTCAACATCTTTAGTCACTAATGATAACGAACCAACAGAACTATGGTCATCAATATTAACATTTGGTAATATCACACTCCCCGCACCAACAATAACGTGTTTACCTAACCTAACATCACCTGATATAACATTAGTGTATTCTTTACTTACTGTTGGATTTGTTAAAAAATTACCACTATAATCATCAGTTGAACTGTATATTGATACTCTTGATGATAATCCTGAAAAATCGTCAAGTGTTATTTTACCGTTCCCGATTAAACTACAAAAAACGGCAATGTGAACATAGTTACCTATTTTAATTCCACCTTCACCAGCGCTAATCACACAAAAATCATCAATTCTAACATTGTTACCTATCGATATGTTCCGTGGATTGTAAATTGAACATTTGTTTGAAATCAAAACATTTTCCCCAATTGATTTAAATCCAATTAATTTTAATTCTTCTTTAGTATAAAACATAGTTATTTTAATTAATTTTTATAGACAGTAAAGAAAGATTATTACTCACTTTCCTTCCAAACTCACCTGTACCTATTCTCGATTTTTTTATTTTATTTTTTTAATTATTTTACGGTAATTTGAATGTAATTCGGTAATATAGTCAGAAAAGGTTAACATAAAATAGTCTACAGATTCTTTCGGTCTTAAGTTTGTTGGCCGACTCATTTCCCATAAGTAATCGTCAAAAATAATAATACCATTATCATTTAATAATTCCCATGACATAATCGCATCCATCATAACATATGGTGCGGTATGATTACCGTCAATAAAAATTATATCGTACATTTTTCCTTCAGTAATTAAAAATGGTAAGACTTTATTTGAAAGACCTTCCCTAACGATTACCTTATTGGCGTTTGTACTTTCATTAATATTATGTAAAAACATTTCTTTAGTTTTTCTTTCACTTAATAACCATTCAGCGTTATCTTTAAAGTAAGAATTTAAACTATTATTATCTTGACTAAAATTAGTCCATGGGTCGACACAAGTTATCGTTGATTTGTCGTTTTGTAAAATATTATCTAAAAACCAAATAGTGGATTTACCCTCAAAACAACCTATCTCAAGGATATGAATTTCTTTTGTTGGGTCTAAATTATTTAATACGGATAACCCATCGTTGGTAAACCATTCTTCTGTAAATTTGTAATTTTTCATTGTTGATATATTTTAAAATTTGATAAATCTGGATAAGGTAATTCTAAATCCTCATTATGTTTTGGAGTCCCATCCATATTATAGAACTGATTCATTAATAAATAACCTCTCGCGGCTAATTCGGGCATCATATAAAAATTCCAACCTAACATATCAAAATGGTCGTCATGGTATGAACATTCTCTTCTCCCACTATATCTTGCTCGTTTGAACCAAAGATACGCATCATAGTCGTCTGTTAAAATTGCACCACCCTTAGACAGTTTAAAGTGTTTGTATGGTCCTGTGAATGAGATACACATATGAGTGTTAGGTATGTACATATTACTAGTAAACCTAAGTGCCGAATCCCAAACTTTTGTTGGGGACAACTGGTACGCACCTTTTATAGTTTTACCCTCAACAGGGGTAAATTTAACCTTACCTCCCGCATGAATAATCTCACATGGTACCGATGGGTATGTTCTGGATGGAATCTCAATTTCCATACCTTTAATATTCTCATACATTAGTGATAAGAATAATGCGTTACTTTGATTATCCACTGTTACAACGTACTTCGCACCTGTATATTCGGATAGTTTAGTTTCAAAATTTTCTGTTATTTGGTAAATTCCTTGTGCCATTAGTTTAATTTAAATATAAAAGGTTTAATATTGTTTTCGTTTTTAATCATAAAAGGATAAAAAGTGTTAATGTAATCTTGACGGTAATTATCATCATTATCTCCTCTGGTTTGACTCTCATAGTGATAAGCAACTAAATTACCGTCATAATAATTATTTAGACCTAATGAAAGACATTTGATGTTTAATTCCGCATCCTCTAAACAAGTTTGATAATTTTCGTTAAAATAACCACACTTTTCAAATATGGTTTTATTAATCATTAATAGAGCTGCAGTAGACCCCAATACTTTTTTTATTGATGGTGTATAAGTATAATATCCTTTTAATCCCGAATGTGTTAATTGTATTATATTGTTATGAATATAAATTACCATACCATCATGTTGTACGGTATTATCTAAATAATGTAGACGACAACCGACAGTACCAACTTTTGGAGTTGTTTTGAATATTTTTAACATACCATAAATAACGTTGTTTAATAATTTAATATCATTATTACAAAATAACAAATATTCGTGAGTGTTATTTAGATGGTTTTTAACCACATCATTATTAATTTTTGCAAAATTATAATAATCATATTCAATTAATTTAATATTATTATAATCAGAAATAAATGATTTAAGTTTTTCTTTATTTTCATCAGTTGACCCAGTGTCGGCGATAAAAATGTCAAATAAATTAGGGTTACAATGTTCGTAAAAAGATAGAATACATTCACTTATTAATTCGAACTTATCTTTTGTTGGTATAATTACCGAAACTTTACCAATATTTTTAGTTGGTTTTTCGTTTATTTTAGGAACGTAAATACTGTTTGGTTTTAAGTCTAATGGCAATTTAGACGAGAACTTCTCTAAAAATTTAGTTTTACTTTCAAAAAATTCCTCATTTGGTCGTCCAACTGATTGGTGGGTAATATCAAAAGAAAATGTAACCCCAATTTTTACCCCGTCTAAATAATTACTTAAACAGAATGGGTGGTCATAAAAATGAAACTTACCAATAGTCTCATTAAAATTATGTTTTATTTTTGTTTTATCGAATGAAATGAATAAACCATCAATAGTCACTACTGGTGTTAATTCATCTAATTTTGCGGAATACTTATTAACCCATTTTTTACGACCCTCAGGTTGGTGATATACATGACCAACCATTGTTTGAGCCATTCGTTCCCAATAGACTCCTGATTCAGGAAAATATGTTGACCCTGCCTTCCCAATGATTCCGTAATCAGGGTTATTTTCGAAATCTTTAAATAATTTCTTACCCCAATTATTTTCTAATTTGATGTCGTTATGACAACAAACCACAATATCATAAATTGATTGTGATATACCTTTGTTATATACCTCAGCCAAACTGTATTGATTATTGTTCTGAAACTCTAAAATCTGAACATGTTTTAATCCAACAGTTTGTAACAAATGTTGTTTAAATTTGTTATTATAAGTTTCGTCTTTATGGGTTGAATAAATTATTGTTATCATATTAAATTCCTGTTGAACCGAATCCGTTACTATTACGGTCTTTTTTTGTTACTTCATTTCTCTCATCCAAATAAACCCAACCACCATTAACTACGGGACATAAAACTGCTTGAGCAACTTTCATACCTTTAGTAATTGTAAAAGGTTCTTTATTTGTATTAAATATAATTACTTTTACTTCACCTGTATATCCATTATCTACCGTTCCTGGAGAGTTTAAACACATTAAACCTTGATTAATGGCTAACCCACTTTTAGACCTAACTTGAATTTCATATCCATCTTTAATGTCAAATGATAATCCTGTCGGAACTAAACCTCTACCAAGTCCCTCAATTGTAATATCTTCAACTGAGTATAAATCAAATCCAGAATCACTTGGGTAGTTATAACTTGGGGTTACGGCATCAAGATGTAGTTTATTAAAACCTAATTCTAACTGAGCTTTATAGTTTTTCATATCAACTTCTAATTGTTTAACATCAACACCAAACTCCTCAAGGATTTGATTATAATCAATATCATTGTTTTCTGACATTGATAGTATTGATTTTAGCTCTTCGGCTTTTTTCTTTAAAAAATCTAAATCTATTTCTTCTGACATTATTTAAGTTCTTTTAATTTTTTTATCACCTCAATTAATACGTTAACGTCTCGTTCACAGTATTCTGAGATTTCTTTTAATTTACCATGGTTCCAATATGAATTATGTACTTTATCTCCTGTGATTTCACCTTCTTTTGGTGATGGAATCTCCATTGAGGTACACATTAAATCTAATGAACCAATCGCCGTATAAGCACCATATTGCCAAATTTCTTTAGTGTCGATGGCTTTAATTTCCCATGGTTTTGTATCGTATGACGGTAAAATTGATGGTGGAAGTAATCCATTAATAATCATTCTTTTAGCCATCATTGGAATATCAAAATTCTTTAGATTATGCCCACACAGAAAGAAATCCAATCTTCCACAACGGTCCAATAATTTCTGACAATCACGTAATAATTGTTCCTCATCATCACCAGAAAACGTTTGTTTTTTAACTTCACCATTATCCATAACAAAGGCAACACTAACACATACAATCTTTGCAAATTCGGGTACCAGCGCGGTTCTTGTTGAGAATATAATATTTTTTCTTTCATCTTCGTTTTCCCCTTTAATTGCGTCTTCAGGGAATCGTTTTAAAAACCAATCGAAATACTTATCGAATTGATGTGCAATTTCAGGACGTTTTTCAACACAAGTATCGAAGTCTTTTTCAATCCCAACTGTTTCTATATCAAGAAACAAAATTTTAGTAATAGGTATTTTAATCATTTGTCTCTAAATTTTTTAAAATTTCAGGGTTTTGTTTCAATGTTTGTATTGTGATTAAATCTTTGATTTTAGTTGTTGACCAATTGTGAGACCTTGTGGTGTAAACTACCTCAATTGGTAGATGGTCTCCAGTAAACCTCTTACCAATATAATCGTCACCTAAAATTCTAACATCAGGTTTATAAAACTCAATAAGTTTTATTAAATCCTCTTCAGTTTGATATGTCACAACTTCATCAACATACTTTATTGACATTAAAGTTTTATATCTTTCATATAATGGAACGACTGGTTTATACTTTGTAAATCTTGTCTCAGACGGGTCTCTTTGTAAAAAGACCATAAAGTAATCACACTTTTCTTTTGCCGCTTCAAAAGTGTAAATATAACCTGGGTGTAATAAATCAAAATTACCTGCGGTGAACCCAACTTTACCTTTTTTATTATACATATTATTTAATTAATGATTTATAAAATTCTGCTCTATTTTTTGTTACGGTATTTAAATCGTATTTGTCTTTAACCGTTTCATATAATCTTTCTCCCATATCTGTAATCAAATTAGGGTTTTGAACTAACTTTTTGATGTGTTTCGACCAATCACTATGATTTCTTTGCTCACCGACTAATAAAGCATTACCATCAACAAAGTTACCATTCTTCATACAATGTTTCAAGTCGATTGTATATGGACCTATTTCAGACGCGATTAACGCTTTCTTATAAAATCCTGCTTCAATAACTTTTAACTGAGATTTCATTCTATTAAAGACGTGATTTTTGATTGGAGCTAATGAAATATCAAATTTAGAATAATTCATTGCATATGTGGTAACAGGTTTTGTCCAAACTCTAAGATAAGGTAATTCTTTATTTGAAACATAATCTTGTTCTTTATATTCCATTAAGAATTTTTTATAATCCTCATCAACTAAATTATAATTGTTTGTAAAAATCTCTTCATATTTTGCCCACACAGTTTCGTGAGGTAAAATGTCTCTACGTTTTTGTTCCCCCGTTTGTGGATTAATCTCAGTAACAGTACCACGAGTATCAAACCCACAAATAACATATTGAATTTTGTCATTAATGTCCTTACCATTTCTTTGAGTGAACCCTTGTAGTAACATTAAATCATGTAAGTGAGATGAGCCACCTAACCACCCAACTCTAATTCTATCTGATTCAACGGTTGGTTGATTGAATTGAGGTTCTTTTGGGTTAATTGCATTGGGGAATACAACAACATTTTTATTAAACCTTCTAATTTCATTTGCAAAAATATCTGTTGTTGTTGTAACATAATCAGCTTCTTTTAAGTTTGCAACAATTTTTTCGTTAATTTTTTGTTGAACAATTATTTGATGAATAGGATGTTCTTTTGTTGGTAACCAATAATCATCAATGTCAACAATAACGATAATTCCTAGTGATTTTAACTTTCTAATGATTAGTGGAGTATTGTCGTAATTACTACCAATATTTCTATGTACGTGAACGATTTGATATTTTTTCCAATAATTTGGGTCATTGATTTTTGGTTCGTAGTCAATGTCTAAATGGAAGTCGTCAGGATATAAATTTTGTAAATGTACGTGAGGGTCGATAGAACGAAATTTCCCAACACCACTTTTATCACTTGGTAGTACTAAAACATTAATTTTTTCTTTCATAATATAAAATTGTCTTAGAAAATATAATAAGAAAATAATAGAATATCAACCTTATAAAATAAAAAACCCCCACATAGTTATGAGGGGGGTTTTCTTTAGAGTAAACTTGTTTTTAAGATATTTTTTTTATCTTAGTAACCTTACCTTCAAATATATGCTTACCTACCTTAAAAGAAAATACTTCATTTGATTTTTGGGTTGATTCGGCGATTAATCCATTTTCTAATAAAACCTCTTCAACAACTTCTCTTAACAATTCTTTTAAACTTGACAAATCTTGAGTCGGTATTGATTGTTCGGTAACTCTTTTTGGTTGAGGTCCTCTTGGAGTTCCTTTAGCGTCAACATTCATCAATCTTGCGGCTTTATCAATCAAATCATTAGATAATGAAGGTCCTGCCATTGAGTTTGGTTGATTGATTGGATGTTCTATCATTAACCTTTTAATCTCATCAGGTAATTTAGATGACATAACCCTATCTTTGGTTATTGGTTGTTGTGTTGAAGGAACTGATTGAGTTACAGATTCCTGCATAAATTCTTGTGGTAAGTTATACTTGGCTTGTGGGGCTTCGTAATCCTGAACCATTGGACTTGTCATATTTAAATTATTACCCGCTCTTGGGGTATTATTATGTTTATCCATAATAGCCTTAGATACCATTAATTTTTGTATTAAGTCGTTTTCGTTTGTCATATCTTAATTATTGTATTGGTTCCGTTGGTTCCGTTGGTTCCGTTGGTTCCGTTGGTTGTTGATTAAACACTGCGTTAATAATAACTCTATTCATACTTTTGTCCCCTGATGGATTATATCCTGGTTTAGATGAATCAAAATTTTCTCCCGTTGGTTTAAATGATAATATTTTATCAACTCTGAATAATCTCCACCCAGGTAAAGGTTGTTCGCCTTTATACGCGGTATGAGAAGACCCTTCATTATCCCAAGCTCTTAAAACAGGATTATCTGACTTACTATACCCAAGACAAACAGGTTCGATTTCTCTTAACCCTCTACCACCTGGCTCATCACCATCATAGTAAATTACTATCTTATTTCTTTTTTTTATAGCATCAACGATTGAGTCAATCGACGCTACTTCTAAAATAAGAGATTTAACTGTGTTGTAAAGTTTCATTATGCACTTGGTGTAGTATACGGTGAGTTGGGTTTAAATTCATTAATAACTACCTCGGCCTTTCTCTCTAAAATGTCTTGGATTGCTCCCGCACCTTGATTATAAACATCTAAAAATCCTCCAGTACCTTTACCTTGAGCATCTCCATCGGCAATAGCGTCAGGATTAACCGCAGAATATTGGTTTGTTGGTTTATAATCATTCTTTGGGAATAATTTTGCTCTCTCCATCTCAGCAATTGATGATAAATCATTTTTAGGTTGCTCGAAACTAATTGGTTCTGTTGTTGGCATATTATATTATTTTTTTAATTAAATCGTTTATTCTAGTTAAATTTTCCATGATAGCAGTGTCATATTTATCAACGGTTGATTTGTGACTTTTACTAGGTCTATTAATCGTTGTCATGTCATTCTTCTCATGTGGCTGAATAAATTGATTAGGTAAAACCTCAGATTTATTCTTTTTAGTATTGTGTACATTATCTCTCATTGAAGTTAAGGTGTTGTGAACCCAATTTTTAACATAATGACCCCCATTTAAAATATAAGATAAATCATTTTCGTCACCCTCAAACTTATCAAACCAATTTTTCATTCGTTTTAATTGTTGATATGTAACTTCACGACTATCTCTTAGTTCTTTGTTTCTCTTATAACCCTCAACACTTTCGTCAGCACCTCCCGCGGCATCATGACACTGTTGTAAATAACTTACAACCTCCTCAGGTAGAGAAAATTTATTTCCATATAAATCTTTATTCATTTGATTTTAATATGTTAATTAATTTAGAAATACTGATACCTTCTTTATCTGCTAATTTTTTAATTGATTGTAAATTTTTAACTAATATCTTACTAACGCTTTCATCACGTTTTACAACGTCTGAACTATCTTTAGATTTCTTAGTTAAGATGTCCTCAACCATTTTAATCATTTTTTCTTTTTGTTGTTCTTCAATACTATCTTTTTCAGAAAGTCTTTGTTTTAATTTACCACCAACTTTCTTAGCTTTGGGTAATTTACCAAATTCTTTTGCTCTTTGTACGGGATTCTCAACACCCATCTTTTTTAATATATTTATAGTTTCTTTAAAATCTTTTCCTTCAGTCTCAACATATCCAAAGGCTTCTGAATAGTCAACTTCTGACACAATATTTTCTTTTTCTTCTTCACTCTCACCATAATAAACACGGTAACCTCTTGTTACAGGGTCATTTGTTGTTCTAGCCATAACAACAGTTTGGTCCATTGTTTTTCTTGGGGAAAGGGTTAAATTTATCAAAGGAATTCTTGAACTTAACATAGTTCCGTCAGAATCAACTAACTCACCAATCTCACCCGAAGATTTTTTTACACCTTTTAATTTATCCTCAATATCAATTGTTGTTTGTTTTTCTTTTGATTTTAAAATATTATTTACAACATCTTTAACTTTTTTCGAATCTTTTTTATCGAAGTCCATTTTTTTGTCTTTTTTTCTAGATTCGGTTAAAGTGTCAGCAATAGAATAGTATAAGGAGATTTGGTCTCCTCTATCTTTTAAAAAGAAGTAATAATTATTACTGTAGTATTCTTTGTTAAAATTTATCATAACACATTTTCCAATAAATACTTCGATTTAGAGTATTTATCATAAAAAAGATGGCAAGTCAAAATATAAATCAATACGTCCGCTCAAATTGGTCTCTAAAACTTAATTTAGATTCCAATGATATGTCTTTGACCTCAGATGAACAAGACTACAATCAAGAGGTTGTTTTCTCCCCATATTTGATTGCACAAACATACGGAAACCGACTTCCTGTTTATTTTGACATTAACAATCCTTTAAGTGTTCAAAACCAAACACTTTCATATAAACAATACAATAATAATAATATTTTTGTATCTCAAAATTATTACAATCCAAATAATGATGATTTGACTTGTTACTCATCATCAACATCATGTGATATTGGGTTAACAGGTGTTGACAACGGATTAGTCAACCAAATGACGGGTGAAACGATAACATTCACTAAAGGTTTATATTCTGATTATTTAAAATTCAATAGAATGTATTACGACCGAAGATTAAAGTTACATCAAGTTACAGGTCACACCAATTTACCTAACGTAAGATTTTCGGGGTTTAATAAAACCGTTTTATACGAAGTGGTTAGTAAATCAAGCCCTTTTGAGGGTAGATACCACGAATTATATGGTGGTTTTTATCAAGGGTTTTATAAATTATTTGGTTTTGATTATGAGATTTTTCCTGAAAGAATGAATAAAGGATGGTCCGTTGAAATGGTTTTGAAACCAAGACTTATCAATGAGTATTCTCCATTACCTAATGAAACAACTCTTAATGAAATTTATCCAAACAATAAGAATACTTTTTTTTATTTTGGAACTAGAGCTGAAAATAAATTTTATCACCACGCCAGTGGTAGTCCATTGTGTTTTTCGGGGTACAATCGAGTAACATCAGGTCTAACTCAACTACAAACATGTGCTTGTTGTAATAGAACAATTACGGATAGTAGATGTGTATTTGTTTATCCGCCAAGGTCAGTAAATAATATTCATGACCCTCACGTTAATTATGGGTGTAGTAGTTGTAATGGAGACCCAGAAAAGAAAATTACTTGTGGTTGTGATTGTAATTTAGACCCTTGTGAAACTTGTGGGTGGGAATGTCAAACACACATATGCGACACTATAATTATCCCAACACCAACACCAACACCCCCTCCAACGCCAATACCTGATTGTGAACTACCACCTGTTTGCACACCATCATGTGATGTTTGTACAACAACCACAACTTGTTATAACTGTAATACAGGATTTACATCAATCGAAAATACTTGTGAAACAAATCCAATATATGATTCTATGTCAAACGCATTATCTTTTAGATTATGTGGTGACCCAAAAAATCCTGGTATCGGAGTTAGAATGTTAAAATTCACAGGAGACTGTGTTACTACGGGTTCTTGTGAAACAAGTGGAATTACGTACACTACAGGACACACTATTGTTGATTATTGTACACCCCCAATTTACCCTACATGTTTATTAGAGAATCCCGCGTGGTTAGAGGAGGAACATTGGTTTCAAGTAGATGCGGTATGGGAAAGATATACATGGTTAGATACGTGTGATTTATGGTATCGAGGAGGACTTGGTGATATAACTGAAAAACTTTATTTAGAATCATTAGCAAATAATGCAACATCATTAATTACAATACCATACACTCAAATTGGTGGTAAAACATCAGAACAAATTGAGTTGGTTAGATTAAATGAAAAATGGTTAATTGATAAATTATATCGAAATGGGAGACTTAAGATTTACGTTAATGGTAAATTATTTCATACAATTGAAAATTTTGAGGAGATTATCCCAAGAGGGTTAGATACCGACAAAGAAAAACAAGTTGGTGTTCCATTTAATATATCGTGGGGTGGAGGTACCCAAGGACTTAGAGAAAATTTAACTTTTTCATCTATGACGCAACCTTACGGACCTTATATTCAAGACCCTGAAAATTTCCCAATTAATGATTTATCGGGGACAACATTTAATGGGTTAAAAACTAATATATTAATTGAACAGAATTTTGCGGGAACTTTTGATGGTGCCATTTCACAATTTAGAATGTATGTTACCCCATTATCGGCTCCTGAGGTAAAACACAACTTTAATTTATTAAAAAATACTTTCAGAATGTTTAACCCTGATTGTCCTGACTGCTCGACATCGGTTTGTTTACCTAACGACTTTACATACCAAATATCTGGAGAAACAACAACAACCACCACCACAAATTTAACCACAACGACAACAACAACCTCAAATTTAACGACAACAACTACAACCTCAAATTTAACAACAACAACTACAACCTCAAATTTAACAACAACTACAACCACATATTCACCGACCCCAACACCAACTAACACCCCAACACCAACACCGACTAACACTTCAACACCAACTTCAACACCAACTTCAACACCAACACCTACACCTACACCTACACCTACGGTTTATACACCTGGAGAGTGTATTCGTTTTATTGATGATTTAACGGATTGTACTGGTACAATTGCATTACCATCAAATATAAGTCCTTCAACTCAGATTAATGGTAAATCATCATATTATTTCACTTATTACTCTATCGCCCCACCCACCGTATTAATGAGGATTTCTTGGGATAATATAAATAATTATTGGATTTTAGAGGATATGTCCACATATTATCCATTACCTAACCCACTCGCATATCTTCCTATAAATAGTCTTACACCAATTGGGGGAATGAATAATTGGGTACCACTACCAAATATTATAGGTAGTTGTCTATATGGAGGCGGTGCAGGAATACAGCATATAAATTTTCTGACGTATACGGTTATTGGAGATTGTTCATCTTGTTGCAAAACATTCCAATTATATAGTGGATTTGGACCTGGAACTGGTTCAACGTATCAAATTTTATATTGTGATAATACTGTCGAAGTTATTGATGTACCATTATATGTTACCATAACTTATAAATGTGCCATCAATGTAATTAAACTTAATGGTGGAGGAACTGTAACAGTTGTTGATATCAATTGTGATTGTGACCCAAATAATTTAAGTATATGAATGAAACAATTGTAATATCTAGTATCAATTATAATGGTCAAATTGCTAATGTTGTTTTTAAACCTGACAACAGTATGGACGCTATTAATTTAGGTGATGTATTATTACCTTTTTTATTTGAACCTAACTTATTAACTCCCCCAAGAGAGGTTTATGGTGTTTATACTATATTAGTTATTAATTCTGACTGCCCTAACTTCTTAACTGTTGTTAGACCAATTCCATCACCAACACCTACACCAACACCTACAAGTACCCCAACTCCTATTCCTACAAGTACGCCAACACCAACACCAACAGACACTCCTTGCCCCCCACAACCAACTAAAACGCCTAAACCAACCAAAACACCAACTCCAACACTACACCCAACACCAACCCCTACTTTTGACCCTTGCGCCACCCCAACACCAACCCCAAAACCAACTCGTGCTCCAAGACCAACACCAACATTAACTCGCACCCCTTGTGTAACACCAACAATTGGTTTATAATATTAAGTTTAAGAATAAAATAAAAATAAAAGATATTTATTAAATAAAAAAAAAACTATGTCAACATCAAGACCATTTGCATATAATCCAACATTATCACTAATCAATGGGGCTATCCGAGTATTTAATAGTACATTAACTATTGGGGTTGACGACCAAGACTACACATTACAACCAGGTGGAATTCAATGGTGGAACGGACCCGATGAAGACCTTGGGTATGTAATCGCTCACTCAGTTCCAACAGGAACACAACCAAATCCGTTAGGGATTTCTGCGTATGTAGGATTTTGGAGGTCGTTGTCGTTAAATGAAATTTCATTTGTTGAAAAGGCGGGATTTGTTAGTAGTAAAACTTACACAACAGGTGACGAGGCGTATATTTGGATGAACGGTTTTGGACATTGGTCTTCTTGGGAAGTAAATCCAGGTTCGTTAATATTTCCAAATAGTTCTAATACGGCAAGGATTATTCCTACTCATATTGGTACAGTTAATGAATTCTTTACAATTGAATTTTGGTATTTTGGAAATCCAGTATCAACAGGTAGTAACCAATACATATTTAGTCAAAGTGCTTCATTTGGTGGTGGTGATTTAAATTTATATATTGACCCATCAGATAGTTGTCTTCACGGATTATCCACTGGTAATGCGATATCTCTACCATTGTCAACAAATGTTTGGCAACACATTGCAATTACATGTGACAATGGTCAAGTTAAAGTCTATTTTGATGGTAATGACAAAACTGCCGTTGGAATACCTAACACTCTGATTAGTAACACTATTGGTTTAATTTATTTTGGCTCTTTACTATCGAGTAGTAATTTTTTAGATGCGAAACTTACTGATATAAGGATATGTAGAAATATTGTATATACAAGTGGGTTTACAACCCCCAAAAGTTCATTATTACCAATACAAGGTGCAAATCCTTACGGAGGTGCGTCCACTAATCAAATTAATGATGGTGACTGTGTTCTTTTAATTGACTCATTAAATTCACCCTCTTTTCAACAAGACCTTAGTAATTTAGGTAGTACCGTTATTGTTGGGGCAATAACACGTAGTTCTGACACTCCTTATTAATAACTATAAAAACATAAATAAAGTCCTCCAACCCTTGGGGGATTTTTTGTTTTAAAAAAGAGTTAAAGTAAATACTAACTATTTATTCAATATGACACAAATTGAGATTACTGGAGTTTCTGGAGTTACATTACCGTATGATTTATATGCGTGTGATGTGTATGGGAATCAATGTGTTTTAATTTCAACTATTAACACTCAAGTACCTCCATCAATATCTATTGTACTACCAACCACATTCAATTCAGCCCCCGCCGTTGGAATAAAAATCATAGACTCTTTGGGGTGCGAAAAGTTCGGAATAATTTATTGTGACGAGAAAGGTAAGATTTATCAAGACGGAGAAATCTTTATTTTCATGGATGCAAATATTTATATATTCGAAGACCAATAAAAACCAAATTATGAAAAGATTCATATTTATACATATAGACTAAAAAGATGCCGAATTATCAAAGACTGACCGACAGAACCCAAGCTCCGATAGTATCTCCAGATGACATTGTACACATTGTCATTACGGGTGATACATCACAAAACCCCGCAGGTTCATCATATAAAGCAAGTATCCAACAAATTGCGGATGCTCTATCCCTTGCTGGTACTTCAGGTACTGCAGGAACAAGTGGTGTTAATGGTTCATCAGGAACAAGTGGTGTTAATGGTTCGTCAGGTTCAAGTGGTCAAAATGGTACTTCAGGTTTAAGTGGTTCTTCAGGAAGTAGTGGAACATCAGGAAGTAGCGGTTCTTCGGGTAGTTCAGGAACTAAAGGAACATCAGGTTCAAGTGGTACTTCAGGAATATCAGGTTCTAGTGGAACAAGTGGTTCATCAGGAAGTTCAGGTTCAAGTGGTTCATCAGGAAGTTCAGGTTCAAGTGGTTCTTCTGGTAGTAGTGGTTCTTCAGGAACTAACGGTTCTTCAGGAACTAACGGTTCTTCAGGAACTAACGGTTCATCGGGTTCATCGGGTTCTTCGGGTGAAAGTGGTTCATCAGGAACATCGGGTACGTCAGGTAGTAGTGGTTCTTCTGGTAGTAGTGGTTCTTCAGGAACTAACGGCTCTTCAGGGACTAACGGCTCTTCAGGGACTAACGGCTCTTCAGGGACTAGTGGAAGTTCGGGTACTGATGGTTCATCAGGTACTTCAGGTACTGATGGTAGTTCAGGAACAAGTGGGACTGACGGTTCTTCAGGAACGTCAGGTTCTTCAGGAACAAGTGGGATTGACGGTTCTTCAGGAACTTCAGGAACTGACGGTAGTTCGGGAACTTCAGGTGCTGATGGTTCTTCGGGAACTTCAGGGTCTAGTGGTATAAGTGGTGTTAATGGTTCTTCAGGGACTTCAGGTATTAGTGGGACCGATGGTAGTTCAGGTACGTCAGGAAATAGTGGGTCTTCAGGAACATCAGGAACAGATGGTTCTTCAGGAACATCGGGCTCAAGCGGAACAAGTGGTACCAATGGTAGTTCAGGTACAAGTGGAACTGACGGTAGTTCAGGTACAAGTGGAACTGACGGTAGTTCAGGAACTAGTGGTATTGACGGTTCTTCAGGAACAAGCGGTACTGACGGTAGTTCAGGAACAGATGGTTCATCAGGAACTAGTGGAACAGATGGTTCTTCAGGAACATCGGGCTCAAGTGGTACAGATGGTAGTTCAGGTACAAGCGGAACTGACGGTAGTTCAGGAACTTCAGGAACAGATGGTTCATCAGGAACTAGCGGAAGTTCAGGAACAGATGGTTCATCAGGAACAAGTGGAACTGACGGAAGTTCAGGCACTTCGGGTTCAAGCGGATTAAGTGGTGTTGATGGTTCTTCAGGAACAAGTGGAACTGACGGTAGTTCAGGAACAGATGGTTCATCAGGAACTAGCGGAACTGACGGTAGTTCAGGAACAAGCGGAAGTTCAGGAACAGATGGTTCTTCAGGAACAAGTGGAACGGATGGTTCTTCAGGGACTAGCGGTTCTTCAGGAACAAGTGGGAGTTCAGGTACTTCAGGAACTGATGGTTCTTCAGGAACAAGTGGAACTGACGGTAGTTCAGGAACAAGTGGTACCGATGGTTCAAGTGGTACCTCGGGTTCAAGTGGAATTAGTGGTGTTAACGGAACTAATGGTACGTCAGGTTCTTCAGGAACAAGCGGAACAGATGGTTCATCAGGGACAAGCGGTAGTTCAGGAACAGATGGTTCATCAGGAACTAGTGGTACTAACGGTTCTTCAGGAACTAGCGGAACAGATGGTTCATCAGGAACAAGTGGAACTAGCGGAACAGATGGGTCATCGGGAACAAGTGGAACATCAGGTTCAAGTGGATTAAGTGGTGTTGACGGTTCTTCAGGAACAAGCGGAACAGACGGTTCTTCAGGAACTAGCGGTACTGATGGTTCTTCAGGAACAAGCGGAACTGATGGTTCTTCAGGTACTAGTGGAACAAGCGGAACAGATGGTTCTTCAGGAACAAGTGGAACATCAGGTTCAAGTGGATTAAGTGGTGTTGATGGTTCTTCAGGTACTTCAGGAACAGATGGTTCTTCAGGAACAAGTGGAAGTTCAGGTACTTCAGGAACAGATGGTTCATCAGGAACTAGCGGTACTGACGGTAGTTCAGGTACTTCAGGAACATCGGGGTCAAGTGGTTCTTCAGGAACTAGCGGTACTGATGGTTCTTCAGGAACAAGCGGAACTGATGGTTCTTCAGGTACAAGTGGAAGTTCGGGTACTGATGGTTCTTCAGGTACAAGTGGAAGTTCTGGTACAAGCGGTTCTTCAGGTTCAGGCGGTTCCTCAGGAACAAGTGGAACAGATGGTAGTTCAGGTACTAGTGGAACAGATGGTTCTTCAGGTACTTCAGGGACAGATGGTTCATCAGGTACTTCAGGAACAGATGGGTCATCGGGAACAAGTGGAAGTTCGGGTACTGACGGTAGTTCAGGAACTAGCGGAACTGATGGTTCTTCAGGAACATCGGGGTCAAGCGGATTAAGCGGTGTTGATGGTTCTTCAGGTACAAGCGGAACTGACGGTTCTTCAGGGACTAGTGGGAGTTCAGGAACTGATGGTTCTTCAGGAACTAGTGGTACATCAGGTACAGACGGCTCTTCAGGAACTAGCGGTACATCAGGTACAAGTGGGACAGATGGTAGTTCAGGAACCTCGGGTTCAAGTGGATTAAGTGGTGTTGATGGTTCTTCAGGAACTAGCGGAACTGACGGTAGTTCAGGAACAGATGGTTCTTCAGGAACTAGTGGAAGTTCAGGAACTAGTGGAAGTTCAGGTACAGATGGTTCTTCAGGAACAAGTGGAACGGATGGTTCTTCAGGGACTAGCGGTTCTTCAGGAAGTTCAGGAACAAGTGGTACTGACGGTTCTTCAGGAACTAGCGGGACAGATGGCTCGTCAGGTTCGTCAGGTTCAAGTGGTATTAGTGGTGTGAATGGTTCATCAGGAACAAGCGGTACTAACGGTTCATCGGGGACCAGTGGTTCTTCAGGAACAGATGGTTCATCAGGAACAAGTGGTTCGTCAGGAACAAGTGGGACTGATGGTAGTTCAGGAACAAGCGGTACGGATGGTAGTTCAGGAACAAGCGGAACTGACGGTTCTTCAGGCACTAGCGGAACAGATGGTTCATCAGGTACTTCAGGTACTAGTGGAACAGATGGTTCATCAGGAACTAGCGGAACAGATGGTTCATCAGGAACAGATGGTTCTTCAGGAACTTCGGGAACAGATGGCTCTTCAGGTACTAGTGGAACTTCAGGAACAGATGGTAGTTCAGGAACAAGTGGAACTAATGGGAGTAGTGGAACATCAGGTTCAAGTGGATTAAGTGGTGTTGACGGTTCTTCAGGAACAAGCGGAACAGATGGTTCTTCAGGAACAAGTGGAAGTTCAGGTACTTCAGGAACAGATGGTTCTTCAGGAACAAGCGGAACAGATGGTTCTTCAGGGACTAGTGGGAGTTCAGGAACTGATGGTTCTTCAGGAACTAGTGGTACATCAGGTACAGACGGCTCTTCAGGAACTAGCGGTACATCAGGTACAGACGGCTCTTCAGGAACTAGCGGAAGTTCGGGAACTGATGGTTCTTCAGGAAGTAGTGGTACTTCAGGTACAGACGGCTCTTCAGGAACATCAGGTACTAGTGGAACCGATGGTTCTTCAGGAACAAGTGGAACCGATGGTTCTTCAGGAACAAGTGGAACTTCAGGAACAGACGGTTCTTCAGGAACATCAGGAACAGACGGTTCTTCAGGAACTTCAGGTACAGACGGCTCTTCAGGAACATCAGGTACTAGTGGAACCGATGGTTCATCAGGAACAAGCGGAACTGATGGTTCTTCAGGAACATCGGGTTCAAGCGGATTAAGTGGTGTTGATGGTTCTTCAGGAACTTCAGGAATAGATGGTTCTTCGGGAACTAGTGGTACTTCAGGTACTGATGGTTCATCGGGAACAAGTGGAAGTTCAGGTTCATCAGGAACTAGCGGTAGTTCAGGTACTTCAGGAACATCAGGTTCAAGTGGATTAAGTGGTGTTGATGGTAGTTCAGGTACAAGTGGAACTGATGGTTCTTCAGGAACTAGCGGAACTGATGGTTCTTCAGGAACTAGCGGAACAAGTGGTACAGATGGTTCTTCAGGAACTAGTGGTACTTCAGGTACGGATGGCTCATCAGGAACATCAGGTACTAGTGGAACAGATGGTTCATCAGGAACATCAGGTACTAGTGGAACAGATGGTTCATCAGGAACAGATGGGTCAAGTGGAACTTCAGGAACAAGCGGAACTGACGGTAGTTCAGGTACAAGTGGAACAGATGGTTCATCAGGAACGGATGGTAGTAGCGGAACTTCAGGCTCAAGTGGTATTAGTGGTGTAAATGGTTCATCAGGAACAAGTGGTACATCTGGTTCAAGCGGAACAAGTGGCTCATCAGGAACTTCAGGGTCAAGTGGGACATCAGGTTCTAGTGGAACAAGTGGGTCTTCAGGTACAAGCGGGTCATCAGGTTCAAGTGGTTCGTCAGGAACAAGTGGTAGCTCGGGTACATCAGGCACTAGCGGTAGTTCAGGTTCATCGGGGACATCAGGTTCAAGTGGTTCGTCAGGAACTAGCGGAACAGATGGTTCTTCAGGAACATCGGGTTCTTCAGGAACATCAGGTTCAAGTGGTACTTCAGGTTCGTCAGGAACTAGTGGTTCATCAGGAACTAGCGGAACATCGGGGTCAAGCGGTTCTTCAGGGTCTAGCGGAACAAGTGGAACATCAGGAAGTTCAGGTTCATCAGGAAGTTCAGGGTCTAGTGGTTCGTCAGGTACTGCGGGTACAAGCGGAACGTCAGGAAGTTCAGGTTCATCAGGAACTAGCGGTAGTTCAGGTACAAGTGGTTCATCGGGAACAAGTGGAACGTCAGGTTCTTCGGGTACTTCAGGAACTAATGGTTCATCAGGAACATCGGGTTCAAGTGGTTCATCGGGAACAAGTGGAACGTCAGGTTCTTCGGGTACTTCAGGAACAAGCGGTTCATCAGGAACAAGTGGTTCATCAGGAACAAGTGGTTCATCAGGAACAAGTGGTTCATCAGGAACTAACGGAAGTTCAGGAACTAGCGGAACTTCAGGTTCAAGTGGTACTTCAGGAACTAGTGGAAGTTCAGGGTCATCAGGTTCAAGTGGTTCTTCAGGAACTAGCGGAAGTTCAGGTACGTCAGGGACAAGTGGTTCTTCAGGAACATCAGGTACTAGCGGAACATCAGGTACAAGTGGTTCATCAGGAACTAGCGGAAGTTCAGGTACGTCAGGGACAAGTGGTTCTTCAGGAACTAGCGGAACTTCAGGTTCAAGTGGTTCATCAGGAACTAACGGGTCATCAGGAACTTCAGGTTCTGCGGGTACAAGTGGGACTAGCGGAACATCAGGTACTAGCGGAAGTTCAGGTACATCAGGAAGTTCAGGTTCTAGTGGTAGTTCAGGTTCATCAGGGTCTAGTGGGACAAGCGGTTCATCGGGGTCAAGCGGTTCTTCAGGTACTGCAGGTACAAGTGGAAGTAGTGGAACATCAGGGTCAAGCGGTTCTTCAGGTACAAGTGGAACATCAGGTTCTAGTGGTAGTTCAGGTTCTAGTGGAAGTAGTGGAACATCGGGAACGTCAGGTAGTTCAGGTTCAAGTGGTACATCGGGTAGTTCAGGAACGTCGGGGACAAGTGGTTCTTCAGGAACTAGTGGAACTTCAGGTTCTTCAGGAACTAGCGGTTCTTCAGGTACGAGTGGCTCATCAGGTTCTTCAGGAACTAGCGGAACTTCAGGTACGAGTGGCTCATCAGGAACATCAGGTTCATCAGGTAGTTCGGGCTCAAGTGGAACAAGTGGTTCGTCAGGAACAAGTGGTAGCTCGGGTACATCAGGCACTAGCGGTAGTTCAGGTTCAAGTGGCTCATCAGGTTCATCAGGGTCTAGTGGGACAAGTGGTTCTTCAGGAACTGCAGGTACATCAGGTTCATCAGGAACTTCAGGTACGTCTGGCTCAAGTGGTAGTAGCGGTTCATCAGGTTCAAGTGGTTCATCAGGAACTTCAGGTAGTTCAGGTTCAAGCGGTAGTAGCGGCTCTTCAGGAACTGCGGGTACTAGTGGAACGTCAGGAAGTTCAGGTTCGTCGGGGTCAAGTGGTTCTTCAGGAACTAGCGGAACTTCAGGTTCAAGTGGTAGTTCGGGGTCTTCAGGTTCTAGTGGTAGTTCGGGGTCTTCAGGAACATCAGGAACAAGCGGTTCTTCAGGAACTGCAGGTACATCAGGCACAAGCGGAAGTAGTGGAACATCGGGTAGTTCAGGAACAAGCGGTTCATCGGGGTCAAGTGGTTCTTCAGGAAGTAGCGGTTCTTCAGGAACTGCGGGTACAAGTGGAAGTAGTGGAACATCGGGGTCAAGCGGTTCTTCGGGTTCATCAGGTTCTAGTGGAAGTAGTGGAACTTCGGGTTCTTCGGGTAGTTCAGGAACAAGTGGTTCATCAGGAACTGCGGGTACAAGCGGAACATCAGGTAGTTCAGGTTCATCAGGAACTTCAGGGAGTAGTGGAACATCGGGTTCATCAGGAACCGCGGGTACAAGCGGAAGTAGTGGAACATCGGGAACATCAGGTTCTAGTGGTAGTTCGGGTTCTTCAGGAACTGCGGGTACAAGTGGAACATCAGGTTCAAGTGGTTCCTCAGGTAGTTCAGGGTCTAGTGGTACAAGTGGAACGTCAGGTTCTTCAGGAACAAGCGGGTCTTCAGGTTCTTCAGGAACATCGGGTTCAAGTGGAACTGCAGGTACATCAGGAAGTAGTGGAACATCAGGAACAAGTGGTTCTTCAGGAACATCGGGTACGTCAGGTAGTTCAGGAACATCGGGTACGTCAGGTAGTTCAGGAACATCGGGTACGAGCGGAACTTCAGGTACGAGTGGCTCATCAGGAACATCGGGTAGTTCGGGCTCAAGCGGAACATCAGGTAGTTCTGGTTCATCAGGAACAAGCGGTTCTTCAGGAACATCGGGTACAAGTGGTTCTTCGGGAACTACGGGTACGAGCGGAACAAGTGGTTTGCAAGGAACTAGTGGGACATCAGGGACAAGTGGGACATCAGGTTCTTCAGGTACAAGTGGTTTATCTCCTGTCGTATCAGGTAATGATAATGAAGTATTAACTTCAGATGGTGCGGGTGGTATAACATCAGAACCTAATTTAACCTTTGATGGTACTACTTTAGGAATAACAGGTGACACTATTGAACAAGGTAATCAGTCATTACAATCATGTAGAGAAACAGGTGTTACAACAACAACATTAATTTGTCGTTTTCCATTCGCATCAGGTTCAAGTGCAACATTTGATTATTACGTATACGATTCTGGAACAAACGCGATGAGAAGTGGTATTATTATGACAGTGTGGGACGGAACTAATACGGCATTTACTGATAGTTCAACACCTGATTTAAACGCTTCAACGGTGGCGGTTAAATTCTACACAGTAATTATAGGTTCAAATCTTGAGTTGTACGCAGCAATTGGAGGCGGAACTTGGGATATAAGTGTAGGAACAAGGATTGTCTTCTAAAATAAAAACATATTAATTAATAACCACCATATTACTCAAATTATATGGTGGTTTTTTTTATTTTAAAAAGAGAAAAGGTTATGATAACATATTTATAAGTTAATAAACATAGAAGAATTTTCTTTTGGAAAGTGAAAAAAGAAAAATATAATGGCAAATGAATTCATAGCCCGCAATGGGGTCAAATCTTTAGGTGGCGTAACAGTACCTTATAAATCAGTGTCAAGTGCTTATAGCGTGTCAACTGATGATTATCTTATCGAGGGGTCTTCGAATGCCCCATTTTCAGTAACATTACCCACCTCAGTTGGTATTTCGGGTAAAATATACGTTGTTAAAAATACAGGGTCAGCGACCATAACGGTAAATACAACGTCAAGCCAAACAATTGATGGTAGTACTACTAAAACATTAACCACAGATAATTCTCTTTATGTACAGAGTAATGGTACTGGATGGTTAATTATTGGTATTAACGGAACATCAGGAACAAGTGGAACATCAGGTAGTTCGGGAACAAGTGGTTCGTCAGGTACAAGCGGAACATCGGGTTCAAGTGGAAGTAGTGGTTCATCAGGAACTTCGGGTACGTCTGGCTCAAGTGGTAGTAGCGGTTCATCAGGTTCAAGTGGGTCTTCGGGTTCATCAGGAACAAGCGGAACATCAGGTTCAAGTGGAAGTAGTGGTTCATCAGGAACTGCTGGTACATCAGGGTCTTCAGGTTCAAGTGGTTCATCAGGATTGAGTGGAACTTCAGGAACATCAGGTTCAAGTGGAAGTAGTGGTTCATCAGGAACTGCGGGAACAAGCGGAAGTTCAGGGTCTAGTGGGTCTTCAGGTACATCAGGAAGTTCAGGTTCTTCAGGGACTGCGGGCACAAGTGGAAGTTCAGGCTCTAGCGGGTCATCTGGTAGTAGTGGTACATCAGGGTCTTCAGGTTCAAGCGGAACAAGTGGTACGTCAGGTAGTTCAGGAACTGCGGGTACTTCAGGCTCAAGTGGTGTAAGTGGTACATCAGGAACATCAGGTTCTTCGGGGTCTAGTGGTTCTTCAGGTACATCAGGAACAGGTGGTACTTCAGGTTCAAGTGGAACATCAGGCTCAAGTGGAAGTAGTGGTAGTTCGGGTTCATCAGGAACTGCGGGTACTTCAGGTAGTTCAGGTTCTTCAGGAACAAGTGGTTCTTCAGGTACTTCAGGTAGTTCGGGAACAAGCGGAACTTCGGGCTCTTCAGGTACTAGTGGAACGTCAGGTAGTTCAGGTACAAGTGGAACATCAGGCTCAAGTGGAAGTAGTGGTAGTTCAGGTTCAAGTGGGTCTTCAGGAACTGCGGGTACATCAGGTAGTGCTGGTACAAGTGGAACATCAGGTTCATCAGGAAGTTCAGGTTCAAGCGGTACTAGCGGTTCTTCAGGAACTTCAGGTAGTGCTGGTACAAGTGGAACATCAGGAACAAGCGGTTCATCAGGGACTAGCGGAACAAGTGGTTCGTCAGGTAGTTCAGGTTCAAGTGGGTCGTCAGGTAGTTCAGGTTCAAGTGGTACTGCGGGTACAAGTGGTTCTTCAGGAACTAGCGGAACATCAGGTAGTTCAGGTTCAAGCGGAAGTTCAGGTGTAAGTGGTACATCAGGAACCTCAGGTTCTTCAGGAAGCTCAGGTTCAAGTGGTTCTTCAGGTAGTGCTGGTACAAGTGGGACATCAGGTTCATCTGGTTCAAGTGGTTCTTCAGGAACTAGCGGAACATCAGGTTCAAGTGGAACTGCGGGAACAAGTGGCTCATCAGGTAGTTCAGGTTCAAGTGGAACTTCAGGTTCAAGTGGTAGTAGTGGCTCGTCAGGTTCCTCGGGGACAAGCGGTACGTCAGGCTCAAGTGGTAGTTCAGGTTCTTCAGGAACATCTGGAACTAGCGGAACATCAGGTTCATCAGGAACTTCGGGAACGTCAGGTTCATCAGGAACTGCGGGAACGTCAGGTTCTAGTGGAAGTTCAGGTTCAAGTGGTTCTTCAGGTAGTTCGGGTTCAAGCGGAACATCAGGTACTTCAGGTTCATCAGGAACTAGCGGAACAAGTGGTTCTTCAGGTAGTTCGGGTTCAAGCGGAAGTAGTGGAACAAGCGGAAGTAGTGGAACATCAGGAACTTCAGGTTCATCAGGAACTTCAGGTTCATCAGGTACCTCAGGGTCAAGTGGAAGTAGTGGTTCATCAGGTTCAAGTGGTTCTTCAGGTACTTCAGGTAGTACTGGTACAAGTGGGACATCAGGAACAAGCGGTTCTTCAGGAACTGCGGGTACATCAGGAAGTAGTGGAAGTTCGGGTTCGAGTGGTTCTTCAGGAACTAGCGGTACTTCAGGGTCATCAGGAACAAGTGGTTCTTCAGGAAGTTCGGGTACATCAGGAACTAGAGGTACTTCAGGTTCTTCAGGAACATCAGGAACAAGTGGAACGTCAGGTTCAAGTGGAAGTAGTGGTTCATCAGGGACTGCGGGTACAAGTGGCTCATCAGGGACTGCAGGTACTAGCGGTAGTTCGGGGTCAAGTGGGTCTTCGGGTTCGAGTGGTAGTAGCGGTTCTTCAGGAACTTCTGGAACTAGAGGTACGTCAGGTTCTTCGGGGACTAGCGGAACATCAGGTTCGTCAGGTACTAGCGGAACTTCAGGTTCAAGTGGAATTAGTGGTGTTAATGGAACTAATGGTACATCAGGTTCTTCGGGTTCAAGTGGAAGTAGTGGAACATCAGGGTCTTCAGGTACTAGCGGTTCTTCAGGTAGTTCAGGTAGTTCAGGTTCAAGTGGTTCTTCAGGAACATCAGGTTCGAGTGGAACATCAGGAACTAGAGGTACGTCAGGTTCTTCGGGAACGAGTGGTACATCAGGAACGAGTGGTACATCAGGTTCATCGGGTTCAAGCGGAAGTAGTGGCTCATCAGGAACTGCTGGTACGAGTGGAAGTTCAGGCTCAAGTGGCTCGTCAGGTACAAGCGGTTCATCAGGTTCAAGCGGTAGTTCGGGTTCGAGTGGAAGTAGCGGAACATCAGGAACTGCGGGAACGTCAGGTTCTAGTGGAAGTTCAGGAACATCAGGGTCGAGTGGTTCTTCAGGTTCTTCAGGAAGTAGTGGAAGTTCAGGTACAAGTGGTTCTTCTGGAACTTCAGGCTCATCAGGCTCATCAGGAACTGCGGGTAGTTCAGGTACGAGCGGAACGTCAGGTTCATCAGGAACAAGCGGAACGTCAGGGAGTTCGGGCTCAAGTGGTACATCTGGAACAAGTGGAACGTCAGGTTCTTCAGGGTCAAGTGGTACGAGTGGTATAAGCGGAACCTCAGGTACTAGCGGAACATCAGGTAGTAGTGGTAGTTCAGGTTCTTCTGGGTCAAGTGGTTCTTCAGGAACTGCGGGCACATCAGGAAGTGCGGGAACAAGCGGAACTTCAGGTAGTTCAGGTTCAAGTGGTAGTAGTGGTTCTTCAGGAACTGCGGGTACATCAGGAAGTAGTGGAAGTTCGGGCTCGAGTGGTTCTTCAGGAACATCGGGTACAAGCGGAAGTTCGGGTTCATCAGGTTCTTCGGGGACTAGCGGAACTTCAGGTACATCAGGTAGTTCAGGTTCAAGCGGTTCATCAGGAACTAGCGGAACATCAGGTTCAAGTGGTTCTTCAGGTAGTTCAGGTTCAAGCGGAACATCAGGTTCTAGTGGTTCATCAGGAAGTAGTGGAAGTTCAGGGACTGCGGGTACATCAGGTAGTGCTGGTACAAGTGGAACATCAGGTTCTAGCGGTTCGTCAGGAAGTAGTGGAAGTTCAGGGACTGCAGGTACAAGTGGAACATCAGGTTCTAGCGGTTCTTCGGGTACATCAGGTTCAAGCGGTACATCAGGTTCAAGCGGTAGTAGTGGTTCTTCAGGTACTTCAGGAACAAGAGGTACGTCAGGTTCTTCAGGGACAAGTGGAACTAGCGGAACATCAGGAACTAGCGGAACATCAGGCTCAAGTGGTAGTAGTGGTTCATCAGGAACAAGTGGAACAAGTGGGTCTTCAGGTTCAAGTGGGAGTAGTGGTAGTTCGGGTTCATCAGGAACTGCGGGTACATCTGGCTCAAGTGGAACTGCGGGAACAAGCGGTTCGTCAGGTAGTTCAGGGTCTAGTGGTTCTTCAGGTTCAAGTGGAAGTTCGGGAGTAAGCGGTACGTCAGGAACTAGTGGAACATCAGGTTCGAGTGGTACATCAGGTACGTCAGGAAGTTCAGGGTCATCAGGTTCTTCGGGTAGTTCAGGCTCAAGTGGAACAAGTGGTTCATCAGGAACTAGCGGTACTTCAGGTTCAAGTGGTTCATCAGGAACCTCAGGTTCAAGTGGTTCGTCAGGTAGTTCAGGTTCAAGTGGAAGTAGTGGTTCATCAGGAACATCAGGAACTAGAGGTACGTCAGGGTCTTCAGGTACAAGTGGAACAAGTGGTTCATCAGGTACAAGTGGAACTTCAGGTTCTAGTGGAAGTAGTGGTTCGTCAGGTACATCTGGCTCAAGTGGGACTGCGGGAACAAGTGGTTCATCAGGAAGTTCAGGTTCAAGTGGTAGTTCAGGTTCAAGCGGTAGTAGCGGGTCGTCAGGCTCAAGTGGTACTTCAGGGACAAGCGGTTCATCAGGTAGTTCAGGTTCTAGTGGTAGTAGTGGAACTTCAGGAACAAGAGGTACGTCAGGTTCTTCGGGAACAAGTGGAACTAGCGGAACGTCAGGTTCAAGTGGTAGTAGTGGTTCTTCAGGAACATCAGGATTAAGTGGTACTTCAGGCACTAGCGGAACATCAGGTAGTAGTGGTTCTTCAGGTAGTTCAGGTTCAAGTGGAAGTTCGGGGGTAAGTGGTACATCAGGAACTAGCGGAACATCGGGCTCTTCAGGAAGTTCAGGTTCGAGTGGGAGTAGTGGCTCTTCAGGAACATCAGGTAGTTCGGGGTCAAGTGGTAGTAGCGGTTCATCAGGTACTAGTGGTAGTAGCGGTTCTTCAGGAAGTTCGGGTACATCAGGAACTAGAGGTACTTCAGGTTCTTCAGGAACAAGTGGAACTTCAGGATTAAATGGGACTGCAGGAACTAGCGGAACTTCAGGGTCAAGTGGTTCTTCAGGTACAAGTGGAACAAGTGGGTCTAGTGGTAGTTCAGGTTCAAGCGGTAGTAGCGGTTCATCAGGAACTAGCGGAACGTCAGGTTCTTCAGGTAGTAGTGGTTCGTCAGGTTTGTCAGGTACAAGTGGAACATCAGGTTCATCAGGAAGTTCAGGTTCAAGTGGGTCTTCAGGAAGTTCAGGAACATCAGGTTCATCTGGTAGTAGTGGTTCTTCAGGTTCTTCGGGAACAAGTGGTTCTTCAGGTTCTAGTGGAACTTCAGGTACTAGAGGTACGTCAGGTAGTTCAGGAACAAGTGGGACTTCAGGTTTAAGTGGAACATCAGGTACTAGCGGAACGTCAGGCTCAAGCGGTTCTTCAGGTTCAAGTGGTTCATCAGGAACTGCGGGAACATCAGGTAGTTCAGGGTCAAGCGGCAGTAGCGGTTCATCAGGAACTGCGGGAACATCAGGTAGTTCAGGAACTAGTGGTTCTTCGGGTTCAAGTGGTAGTAGTGGTTCATCAGGTACGTCAGGGTCAAGTGGTTCTAGCGGTAGTTCAGGAACTTCAGGTACAAGAGGTACTTCGGGGTCAAGTGGTACTAGTGGTGTGAGCGGTACATCAGGTACTAGCGGAACATCAGGTACTAGCGGAACATCAGGAAGTAGTGGTTCTTCAGGAAGTTCAGGTTCAAGTGGTGTAAGTGGTACTTCAGGGACTGCTGGTACATCAGGAAGTAGCGGGTCATCAGGTTCAAGTGGTTCTTCAGGTTCTTCAGGAAGTTCAGGTTCTAGTGGAACTTCAGGTACATCAGGTTCGAGTGGTAGTTCGGGTTCTAGCGGTAGTTCGGGGATAAGTGGAACATCAGGAACATCAGGTTCATCTGGTAGTAGTGGTTCTTCAGGTTCTAGTGGAACTTCAGGTACTAGAGGTACGTCAGGTAGTTCAGGAACAAGTGGGACTTCAGGTTTAAGTGGGACTGCGGGAACTAGCGGAACGTCAGGTTCAAGTGGTAGTTCAGGTTCAAGCGGTTCTTCAGGAACTGCGGGAACATCAGGTAGTTCAGGGTCAAGTGGTAGTAGCGGTTCATCAGGAACAAGTGGAACGTCAGGTTCTTCGGGTAGTAGTGGTAGTTCAGGTTCTTCGGGTTCAAGTGGGACATCGGGTACTAGAGGTACTTCAGGTTCATCAGGAACTAGCGGAACATCAGGTTCTTCAGGAACTAGCGGAACATCAGGAAGTAGTGGTTCTTCAGGAAGCTCAGGTTCATCAGGAAGTTCAGGCTCATCAGGAACTTCAGGTGTTAGCGGTTCTTCAGGAAGTTCAGGTACAAGTGGTTCTTCAGGGTCAAGTGGTTCATCAGGAAGCTCAGGTGTTAGTGGTTCTTCAGGTAGTTCAGGTTCATCAGGAACTAGCGGAACATCAGGTTCTTCAGGTAGTTCAGGAAGTTCAGGTTCAAGCGGAACATCAGGTACTAGAGGTACTTCAGGTTCTTCAGGAACTGCGGGTACGAGTGGGGTTAATGGAGCTTCATCATGTATCACATGGTTATCAGATACTTCGAATACAACTATACCAGCATCAACTCGTATTTCTTACGGACCTGTAAACGTTATTAATAGTTTAAACACAATATACGTAAATAAAACATCATATAATCCTAGTGTTGATACATCGGCTTGGTGGACAGGGTTACAAAACTACGTAACTGCAAATGGTGCGGGTAGTGCTTATATAACAGTTGTTGAAGTTGAAACAGGATTGGTTGGGATATATACCGTAAACTCAGTTTCATTAGCGGGCAATGTTTACACAGTGTCTGTGGCGGTTAATAGTGGAGGTGTTAGTTCATGGACAAACAATTATAATCATTGTATAAATTGGGTTGGAAGTGGTAAATCAGGGACAAGTGGAACATCGGGAACTAGAGGTACTTCAGGTTCATCAGGAACTAGCGGAACATCAGGAACAAGTGGTTCAAGCGGTTCTTCGGGAAGTTCAGGTTCAAGTGGTTCTTCAGGAAGTTCAGGTTCAAGCGGTTCTTCAGGAACTTCAGGTACAAGTGGTTCTTCAGGGTCAAGTGGTTCTTCAGGAACTTCAGGTGTTAGCGGTTCTTCAGGAAGTTCAGGTACAAGTGGTTCTTCAGGTAGTTCAGGTTCAAGTGGAAGTAGCGGTAGTTCAGGAACTAGTGGAATTTCAGGTTCAAGTGGTAGTTCAGGTTCATCAGGTTCAAGTGGAAGTTCAGGTTCATCAGGAACAAGTGGAACATCGGGTTCAAGTGGTAGTTCAGGAAGTTCAGGTTCAAGTGGAACATCGGGTACTAGAGGTACTTCAGGTTCTTCAGGAACATCAGGTACAAGTGGAACGTCAGGAAGTTCAGGTTCAAGCGGTTCTTCAGGAACTAGCGGAACATCAGGTAGTTCAGGTTCATCAGGAACGTCAGGTTCAAGTGGTTCTTCAGGTAGTTCAGGTTCAAGTGGTTCGTCAGGAACTGCGGGTACGTCAGGAGTTTCAGGAGCATCGGGCGTTTCAGGAACAAGTGGGACATCAGGAAATTCAGGGTCAAGCGGTACTAGCGGAACTTCAGGAAGTTCAGGTTCATCAGGAAGTTCAGGTTCAAGTGGTACTAGCGGAAATTCAGGTTCATCAGGAAGTTCAGGTTCAAGTGGTTCTTCAGGTAGTTCAGGAAGTAGTGGTACATCAGGTAGTTCAGGAAGTAGCGGTACATCAGGTAGTTCAGGTTCTTCAGGAAGTTCAGGAACATCAGGTACTAGAGGTACTTCAGGTTCTTCAGGAACATCAGGAACAAGTGGAACATCAGGTTCATCGGGCTCATCAGGAAGTAGCGGCTCATCAGGGTCTTCAGGAACAAGTGGAGTATCAGGTTCATCAGGTTCATCAGGTTCATCAGGTTCATCAGGTTCATCAGGTTCAAGTGGTACTAGCGGAAATTCAGGTTCATCAGGAAGTTCAGGAAGTAGTGGTTCTTCAGGTTCAAGTGGAACATCGGGTACTAGAGGTACTTCAGGTTCGTCAGGTACTTCAGGTACTTCAGGTTCGTCAGGAACAAGTGGTATTACCGCAAATGATGGGTCAAACTCAGGTAGATGGGAATATAAAGGAGTTGGGGTTGGGTTGGACCCATTAGCAACACGTTTCGCGACAAGTAATGCAACTCAAGGGTTATATAACAATTTGACAATTAATGTATTAGACTATGCTGGGACTAATTATACAAATTGGTTTAAAGCTCTTGCGTTAGTTGTTGGATTAGGTAATAAAGTATTTTTCCAAGTAACTAAATTAGGGGATAATTCTAATATTGCAATTTATGAGATAACAACCATAGTTGATAACACTACATGGTTTGATATTAACTTTTCTTCAAGTTTAGTTGGAAGTGGTGTGTTAACCAGTGGTGATGTATGTACAATTTCATGGGTTTATAATGGTAAATCGGGAACAAACGGAACTTCAGGTTCAAGTGGAACATCGGGTACTAGAGGTACTTCAGGTTCATCAGGAACTAGCGGAACGTCAGGAACAAGTGGTTCATCAGGAAGTTCAGGAAGTAGCGGTTCTTCAGGAAGTTCAGGAACATCAGGTACTAGAGGTACTTCAGGTTCTTCAGGAACATCAGGAACAAGTGGAACATCAGGTTCTTCGGGTAGCTCAGGTAGTTCAGGAAGTTCAGGTTCATCAGGAAGTTCAGGTTCAAGCGGATTGACGGGTGTTGCAGGAACTTCAGGTACATCAGGTGGTGGTGGTGGTTCCATTGCGATTTACGATGAGGGTACTTTAGTAACATCAAGTGCGGTTAGTTTAAATTTTGCGGGTACTTGTATAACGGCGGTTGATGATGGTGGTGGAGCAATTACCGTTGGAATTGACTGCTCAAAGATATATGTAATTGCTTCAACTTCAGCAACCATTGGTGACTTTCAAGTGAATGAATCTCTCGACAATTATCGTATTGGAGACTCGGCTTGCGGATGGAATGGATGTGAATGGACTGTCTTAAGTCCAATAGTTAGTGGTGTTGGGACTCCATTCCCCACTCAGAATGGTTCTTGTGCAATTCCTAATCTATACGATACGTCGGTACCACCATTTAAAATAAATCTTTGTGGTCATGTATTTTGCGATACCGCAGTAGGTGCTGACCAGGTGGGTGTGAGTGTATCGTGGGTTAAATGTTCAGAGTTAAGTCAGATTGGGGTGTCACAACCTACTATAATTTTCGAAGATGTATATAATTATAATCCAAATACCAAGTCCGTATGTATTGGGTCACAAGTTACATATTATGACCCAATATCTCAATGTGACGGTATGTTTATTGTTGGTATTAGTAGTCGTCTAGCTACCCCAAATAAAGTTCGATTTACTTGGACACTCTCAATACTATATTAAAATAAAAAAGGGAGTCGTTTGACTCCCTTTTTTAATATTCCTTGTATGACTTCTCTTCAACAAAAAGAGACCCATATTTTAAATTAATCTCTTTCTTTAATTCTGCTCGTTTATCGTTTGTTACATAAACGGACCGAGCTAATTCTATGAATTCGGTGTCAAATACCTTATCTCTTTCTTTATCTCTAATAAGGTCTTCAATATCCCAAAGACGTTCATTAACCAATAATAGATTATAAAAATCATCTGATTCAATTTTTAATTGATTAAATACAACATCATATAGATAATCGTATTCTGTAATAACATTAAAAAGTTTACCTTTATCTGTTATATTATTTTTTTTAATTCTTAGGATAGTTAATTTGTCAACTATTTCCCCAATTGAAACTTCTATATTCATTATAATAAATGTTGTATTCTGTCAATAACCATTTGAGAGGTTATCGATTTATGGCATTCAAACTGTCTTTCTGTTCCTTTATGTTCAGGACACCAATTCCAATCACCCTTATCAAATTTAAACATTGGATTATTCCAACACCCGTTACAAACTGATGGGTTAGTGATTCTTGTGCAATTAGAAGTAAACTCATGGTCAGGTTCGGTAAAGTTAGAAATCATAACAACATGTTTTCCTAATGCCCATGTCAACCAAGATAATCCACTTGATAAACCAATAAAGAACTCACTATGATGAATACAATTCATTGTGTTCTCAATTGACGTGTCCTTTAGTTTTGTCACACCATCCATTCGGTCACTTTCTTTAGATACATTAATGACCCTATATCCTTTAGATACTAAGTAATCAATTAGTTCCCTCCACCCATTAGGATTATTCCAATACTTAACTCCCGCGGTTGATTCATTTGCAATCGTAATATACTTTTCCGTAAATGGTCGTTCTGATGGAATAAAATCAATGTTTGGTTTAATTTCGTTAAACTCTAAACCAATAATATTTGTTATTGCTTTTTGTAATGGGATTGTATTTGGTAATTCGGGTTCTTTATTTGTATCATAGAACCACCCAATTGTATACATACCAATTAAATCATGAACCGTACTTCCTGGTGAAACAAACTCAATCTCAGAGTAAGATTTTTCAAATAACTTATTCCAAAATGTTGAAACAATAACATGACAATTGTGTTTCTTCTTAAATTCTAAAACATATGGTATCCAAGCAATACTATCCCCAAGAGAACGAGAATCGAATGAAATGAATACTCTTTTGTTAATAAAATTTGGTTTATATTCATAAATTAATTCCTCACCATCAAGAACTTTAACATCCCAATCAGTATAATACTGTCTAGATAGTTTAGTCCACATATTTGGTTTTAACTCGGTTGAGTAGTATAAATTTTCTTTATCATAAAATTGTACTTTGTATGACTTTACGCCAGAACCTTTAATTTCTAAAAAAGGATTATTGACGAAATGTATAACACAATCAATATCTTCTTCAACAACAGGTACAAATTTTTCTGTATTTTCAATATTATCAACTAATAATTCTTTTGTATCATTTGAGTTATATTCTTTTTTAATTAATTTAGTTACTTCATACATTTTTAACATACGCTCACAAATTACCAACCAATCAAATTTTTCTCTATTCTTCAGTGTTTGGGACACATAAAAATTATAATTATTAATAATATCTTGTATTCCGTTTATGACAGAATTAGTGTTAAGTTCACAAACAATCATACCTTTAATTTTTTGGGTACCACTATAAGTACCAACAATTGGTATTCCACAAGAAATTGCTTCAAGTAATGTTAAATTAGGATGACCCGCCTCTAAACAAGATGGGTGTAGAAAAATTGAATGCGATTTGTATAATTCTAATATCTCATCCTCATTTGGATTTGTTAATAATAGTGTTAACTTATCATATTCTAATAAGTCTTTGTGGTGTTCAAAAAAGTTATGGTTATTTTCAGGGCCAGCAATTGTTATTGGTAACCCCAATGACTTAGCCGCTTCAATAGCATATCTAAATCCTTTTCTATCGTAAGACGAGTCTCCTCCAATACCGTTGTTCGCTAAACACAATAATTTATGTTCCGTTCGATAAGGTTGGTCTACTTTAAAGAATTTAGTATCAACTCCGTGAGATAAATAAAATAATTTATCAGTCTCACTAAAGTAATCCACTAAGAACTCCGCATGACAAAATGAAATAACAGACTTTTGGATTGCTTCTAAATTTTGTTGATAGTTAAATGAATCTTTACCATTATACACAACATGATGGTCGTGTAATGAAAAAATGTAAGGTATACCTCGTTCATACGCTTCAATAGCTAAATTTGCGATATGAATGTGAACAATATCGGTATTGTTAATGTCAACCCCATTTAAATACTTTATATCAGAAATATGACCTAATGAGTTTAAATGGTTATTGTAGTTAAAAATTATCTTTTCAACGGCACCCCATCCATTTGGGGGTATGGAAATAATTCCTGGTGTTACTTGTGTTATATTCATATTAATTATTTTTAATTAATTTGTTATTTTTTTTAAATTTTTCAATAACTTCATCATCATCTAATTGATATTCAAATATTAATATATTATTTGAATATAATTTTACTTTTTTAATGTCCTTTAATTCACCAATAGTTCTAAAATGAAACGTGTTTGGTTTTATCATAGGAATATTTAAATAGGTGTTATCGTTAATGATAATGTCAATATTTTCGTTAATTTTATTTGGGTTACTATTATTACAATACACATGTAGTTTATTGTCATCATAAAATAATGTCTTAAACACTACAGGAGAATCTGTATTACTTTTAATGGTATCGGCATTTAGCCCTTGGTTTAATAATTCTGACTTATCAAATGATATAAAATTTTTATTATTAATTAATAAAGATTCTGATACCTTCTCAACTAAAAGATTATTATCTTCTTTTGAAAACTCGTGTAAAATTTTTTCTCGATTCCACAACAATTCATCATACGTATATGAATTAAGGTTATATGCTGAGTATGGGCCAAATAAATGGTCTGAATCCCCGTCGAACCCTCGTTTTGTTAAATAATAAACACAATCATAATCTTTAAGTAAAACGTCATTATTATCAATAACTTTAATGTCGGTTATTTCCGAATCGTATTCAATATAATGTAATACATTATACCCCAACATTTTAGAAATAAACATCCCAAAGAATAGATTTCTAGTACAAGGTAAAATTGATGTTGATTGTTTTATAACATCTTTACTTACCAAGGTATTTCCAAAAAGTTCAATGTGACCCCATCCTTTTAAATTGTCTTCGTCGACAAATTCGTTTTCACTATCATAAAAATGATAGTTAACATCAGATATAATGTCAGATGGGGTAAAACTATGGGTTATTAGAAAAATGTCCTTTTTTTCTTTTTTTAATTTTCTAATTAAATTTCTTAACGCATCTTGTTTTTCTTTTGTTGGTGTGTGAGACGCGACTAAACAAATTGATTTCATTTTAATATTTGTGTTTGTTGGTTATGTGAACCATTAAATAATCTCTACTCTCTTCCTGAGAATCGACAATGATATAATCTTTCATTAGTAAAAACGTGACCGCGTCCCCACCAATATCTTCTAACCAAATCATCGGTTTATCTTTTTCTAATAAATTAACCATTCCTTCAAACGAAGATTTTTCAAATCCCTCAACATCAATTTTAATAAACTTAACGGGTTCGGGTAAATTAAATGTATCTAAAGAAATTACTAAATTAGTGTTATTACTATACTCAACTACTTTAACAACACCACTATTAGAGTCATGACCATTGTCGAAATGTACCATGGAATTACAACTACCAACACCTAAACAAAAACAATGTACGTTATCCAATTGTTTAGTGTTTAATCTAAGTAATTCATAATTTTCAAAATACGGCTCAAAAGCCCAAATAGATATATTTGGTAAATAATGTTTTAATTGTACGCAGTGATTACCTATGTTAGCCCCAATATCCAGATAAAGACCGTTTTTAGGAAAAAAATGTAACCATTTGTTAACAATCTTAAATTCCCAAAAATTATTGTATTTTACTATGTCATCTGAAATACATTCAGGGCCATCAAATACCACCATTGGTTTATTAAATATACTAACTAATCTAATATCTCTTTTCATTTAATTAAATTCAATTAATCCTTTTTCTTTTATTTGTTCTAAACTATCCTCATTTAATACTAATGTTTTCACATATTCTATTGTATCATTTTCGTACACCTCAATTATTAATTTATCGTCTCTTAAAGATAGTGGTATATAAAACCAATGTGTAGGATAAACAATTTTATCTGTAATGACTTTATTATTCATTTTAACAACGACTCGATATTCATATGAATTTCTGACACCACTGTGACAATATAATATTGGTGTTGATGGGTCTTTAACGTTATGTAATACCTCAATCATAAAATTCTCAACCCTAAATAAATTAATATCACTTTCATTAAAATACTCACTTGAGTGTTCGTTGATTATTAAAAACTCATGCTCATAATGTTGTAATTTTTGGAAAAACGCCAACTCTAATGTTAACGGCATTAAGTGTTCGTACCACTCATTTTCTGTGACAGGTAATTTTAAAATTTCATTAAAGTAGGAAGGTGTAATCCCGAATAGTTGTGTCTCATAAACATAAGACCCACTATCTCTATACCCCTCAGGTTTAAAGAAAATACATTTCTTTCTTTCCTCAACCATAGTATCAACCAATTGATTTAATTTTGTAACATCATTTTCCGAGAATAAATTATCATTCTCAATAAAATAAACAAAATCGTATTTTTTTATATCGGCAAATTTAAATGCGTTAAACATATTTTGACAAATCGGTAACGAATGTCTTGAGTTATTAACCCTTAAGAAAAAAGAGTCGGTTTTAAACCAATAATACGGTGATTTATCTAATGGTGTTAAAGTTTGGTTTTTATCGTAAATATAATACTCAACCATTGATTGTAATTCAATTGATACAGGGTAATGACTAACTAACATAAAATCAAAACCACTATTTTTTAATGAGTTTATTTCATTAATTAGAACTTGTTCTTTTTTTGGTGTATTCGGGTATGCTCCGATAACTATTAATTTTTTCATTACTTAATAAATGTTTTAAATTCCTTATCGATTAATGACACTCCATCAGCTTGAGTTGTAATTCTGTTTTTTAGAATACCCATATTTAACCCATGTTCGATAAAAATAAGGTTGAAATATGAGTCAGCACAATCCCACTTATGATTACGTAATTGTTCGTATAAGAATTCTCTAGTTTTTCTTGGGAACATAATACATTGTAACCCAATAATTTTATCAGTAATAAACAACAAGTCTTGGTTCGGGATTTCTTTAATCACATTTGATTGATGCCAAGCGAAGTCTAATGTTTTAGTGTCCCCAAATGAAAAATATTGTATGTCCGATTCGATAACGGTATCACACACTTGTTTAACTTTATCAATGAATTCCTCAATAGGGACCTCAATTAAACAGTCTCCCTCACAAACAATTAAGAAATCCAAATCTTTATCGAATTCAGATATAATACCATTTTTAAATGATTCAAAACATCCGTAATGTGCTGGTGTTAGTGCAGTACCTAGTCGGTTTGTTGTCTCTTCATCAAAAAGTTCCATAGACACACATTGTGGTCTAACACAATTATGTGATGGAGGTATAGATTTGTATAGTTCATTTGTATGTAAAACATATTCAATACCGTATTTTGATACTTGTTGTAACGACTCTCTTGATAAGATTTCTCTCTCATCGTTATTTGTTGTTTGTAAATGAACTAATTTAATTTTAGGTAATCGTTTATACTTAAACCATCCATTATTTTTGTAACTAATTATTGTTTCATTATTTAATATGTAAGATTCTGATTTATATTGAACTCCACCCTCAAAAAAGGTTAACTTAATCTCTATTGGAACTCCATCGTAGTCAATTTCTTTTAAGAATTCTCGGGTTTGTAGAATATTAAATGATTTAGAATAAATGGTTTCGTTATTTTTATTAATCTCAACACTAACTGTTCTGTCATCAATATTATATGTGTAGAAATAAAACACCCATTTATTCTCGTTATTAATAATTGGTAATATAGAATAGTATTCTGAATTAGATGAGACTCCTTTACCTGAATTAATTAAGAATGTATGACTATCATTTGTAATGACATTAACTGTTGGTTCGTGAATTAATTTCTTATAAAAGAAATCCTCTAAGAAGTTTTGACAATTATTTATTCTACATTCTGATTTGTAAATTTCTTTAGTTATTATATGTGAAAATTTTTCTAAAAAGAAATCAGTTTTAAACGTCATTGCGGTAGTCTCAATACCAACATTAAACGCCGTAGGTAAAGTACATAAGAATGCGTCTTTTTCATCCAACAATTTAAATGATTGATTAACATATTCAATATCATCATGATGTAATATAACATCGTAGGTTATGTAAAATACTTTATTAAAATTAAAATCTTTTGCGGATTTAAACCCATTAATTAAATTAGTTAAAACAGGTAATGATTGGTTAGTATCTTTTAATCCGTTAATGTTAATCTCAACATCAAACTCTGATTTATAATTATAAAACTTAGTATAATAAGAATGTTCTGTTGTTGGGTTATTTGAATCAAAAATATAATAGTCGACCATTTTTTGAATATCGTTCGACACTGGATAATGAGAAACCAACATTACTTTTCGACCTAATTTTTTAACAGACTTAATACATTCGATAGTTAATTTTTCTCGTGATTTAGTATTCGGATAAGTACCAACAATAACTAACTCATTATTATCATATTTTTCTTTATAAGGATTTAATAATGATAGTAATTTTGATGTATCATGATTAATATCTCCTGTTAAAAATGTTATATTTTCGTACTTATCGTATTTTCCACAATAAACATCCAAGTTATACATCATCATTGGGATTCTATACTCCAAAGCCTCTTTTAAGGCGATTGGGTTTAATTCTTTATTGTTTCTGTCACCTTTTGAAGGAAACAAGAATAAGTCCGACGCTTCAATAAATGATTGTACGTCTTTTCTTTCTCCCCAAACAACGCAGTTATCAGGTTTATTTTTAATCAACGGACCCCAATATGATTGGAAGTTTTCGGCCTGATTACCCAAAAAATGAAATTTTATTTTATAATCCTTTAATTTATGTGCGATGTCAAAAATATAGGATTGATTTTTTCTTGCCGTGAACAATCCAACATTTAAAACATGTTTATATGTTGGGTCTAAATCTAATAATTCTTGGTTTTGTTTTTTATTTTTTTCTTTATAGTCTACAGGGTATTCAACAATGTCATACGGAATATCATATATAGAATATCTAAATGCGTTATACGCACTTACGAATATAAATTTATCGGGGAACCATCTTTTATGTGAAACAGAAAAACTAGAATCATGTGTGGTTTCAAATATTGTGTATTCCCTATCTTCCCTATATAATTCTTTTGTGACAGAATCATCCATGAAAAATTCAGGAAATTCTTCCATACTAACAACATCAGGTTTAAACTCATTAACAATTCTAATTAACTCGTTTTTATCTTCCCCTAAAGAATGGAAATTATCACCAAGTAATTCTTGTATTTGATTTCTTTGAACGACAAACGTCCAAGCAACAAATGCGTACTCAACACATTTGATTTCATATTCATTGTTAATTAATTGTATTTTATTTAATGTGACTTGAGGCGCTCCTCCAGTACTTAAATGAGGAGAAACAACTAATATTTTTTTCTTTTTCATTATTTTATTAAATTAATATTATATGCGTAAATTAATCCGATATCGTTAGACCCTAAAGTATCCTCAATTATAAAGTTGTTTGATTTTAGTATATCTAAAACTTCATCGTAAATTTCTTTTGAGTGGTATTCCATTGCAATTTTACCAATATTATTTTGTAAATATTCTTTATCAATTGTTCGGAATAAATCCAACTCACCACCTTCACAATCAACTTTTAAAAAATCAATTCTGTCGATATCGTAGTCAGAAATTAATTGGTTAATAGTGATAGTCTCAACAATCTCTTCACCAATCACTGTTGATGGGTGAAACCCACTTTCGTTTTTTTGTGAAAAATTATTACCATTAACTTCGGTTATCATAAATTTCTCAAACCCATTCTCATTACTAACCGCCTTATTAATACAAGTTACTCCGTGTTCGGAAAGATTCTTTTTCATACTTTTAAATGTAGCCTTAAGAGGTTCTACCGCATAAACGTTAGATGGGTTAAACATTTGTGAGTATAATGAGAATACTCCGTAATTCGCCCCAATATCAACAACCGTATCATTGATGCTAAGTCTAACAAAATCCCTCTCATATACTTTATCGTAAAAAATCTCAGTAACAATTGGAAATAAATCATCCCCCAAGTGAGATAATTTAACTTGTTTTGAGTTAATTACTAAAAATCTATTTTGACCAAATAGTTTTAATTCCTGAGAATATTGTAGGTCACCATACATAATGGATAAGGTTATGTTTCTAAGTCTTTTTGCGTTAGATTCACCAGTCGATATCCACCAATTGGTTCCTTTTCGTAACCCCATGTTTGATTTATGTACGGTTAATCCCGTATTGTTATCAATAATTGAGACCTCGTATATTTCTTTTATGTCATCACCATTAAAGTCAAAATGGATTATACCATTCTCTTCAATATTAGTTACTGTAAAAATATTATTCATATTATATGTGTATAAATTCGTTATGGATTATTTGTTTGTTTAATGTCACCTCAACTCTGAATTTTTTGAACTCATTAATTTCGTGAAATATAATTGATGACGGCCACACAAAATAAGTTGTTTTGGGTAGAATGTTTAAAAATGTTTCATAAATTTGGTCCCCTGTCTGTCCATCAAAAAATCTAAAATTTAGTGATTGTGGTTTAGTTATATTTTTAATATAAAATTTATTCTCATTTCTAATAAAATCAATTGTAAATTCATTTGAGGAGATATCAATTGATTCGTGTAAAATTGGTTTTTCCAAACCACGACTTTCGTAAAAGTTTTCTGAATATTTTAAAGAGTTGGTTTTATCGTCCCAAATAAATGAACAACCACCGACAAATCTTTGTTGTTGGTAACTGATTTTTTCTTTAGACCTACTATCCTCATTTAACCAAGAATAATGTTTAACCCATGCAATATCTCTTGGTATCGAAATTGTTGGTTTAGATTCAAAAGTTTCACCATCGTTATATAAGATATGGTTGTCAAAATAAAAATGAGTTATCCCTCCATTCCTATTGGTTCTAAAAATTCTTGGTGGACAGAAACCATCCACCCATAACTGTTTTGTAAATGTGTAATTTTTAAGGTTAACCGAATACCAATCGTATTGAGGTGTTTCCTGAATAAAATTTAAAATATTTCTAATTTCGTCTTCGGTGTAAAACTCATCAGAATCCACAATCCAAACTAAATCACAATTATTCTTTAAGACATGTAAAACATTATTCTTACTCTCATTTTCACCAAACAATGATTTCATTCCTGTGGTGATTAAAAAGTCTAATTCATAATTTATTAATTTAGTTAGAGTCTCTTTATTCTTTGGTTTAAATCCAAAATTAATATATTCCTGGTACATACCACTATTACAACCAATAGTAATGTCTAATTCATTTTTTAAGTTTATCCAAGGACGTAAACACTCATCAATATATTCTTCGGAGTTGTATGCGGAAAGTAATATTCCTATTTTCATATAATTTCTAAAATTTTATTAAACACTTGCTCAACTGAGGGATGGCACTCAAATGTTGGTTTATTTTCTAAACAATTAATTAAAGGTGGTACCCCTTGGATATCCCCCCATTCTTTAACTCCGTATTTTATATCTGAACCACAAAACAGACTACAACCACCACCAACATAATGGTATTTATATTCTTGTGAATTATTTCGATATGGGGCTCTAAATTCGTAATTGATAGAACTTCCTAATTGAATGATTTCTGAATCAGTTGTTCCTGCTAAATGAAGTAATCCTGAATCCATTGTGACAAAACACAATGATTTATTAATTAAATGCCACGATTGACTTAATGTGGTTTTATTCATTAAATTAAGGCCATTTTTAATCTCAAAATTAAAAATTGGTTTTTTAACATTAAAAAATCCAACCTCACTTGAGTCTTTACCAACTGAAATTACACTAATATTATGGTCGTTTAATTTTTTACTTAATTCCATCCATTTAACCGCATCCCAAGTTCTGCTTGGCCAATTTTGGACGGGGTGTATTAGTACATATTTCTCAGGTAATCCTTTAATTGGTTCATACTCATCAGGAATATAATCAATATTCATTTCATCTTTGGTTAACATAAAACCAAGTTTAATTGCGTGATATTGTCTAATGTCAATACGGTTATGTTTAAACTCAACTCCTCGGTTATTTTTTTGTCCATTCTCATAAAATGAATTATGAGTTATAAAATTAGATTTAATGAAATCTAAATTAACCGAATTCGAGTGGTAAACCTTTTCAACCAAAGGATGATTTTTAAATAATTCAGGGAAATTAGTTACAACGGTAACTTTTGAGTCATATGATTGATGTAGTTTTCTAAGTACGGGGGTTGAGCAAAGGGTATCCCCGATTGCCTTTGCTTCCGATAAATCAAGACATATTTTTTTCATAAGTAAAATATAAAATAAAAACTCAAAAATTATACCCCAAGTTTAGTTAATTATCTATTTATGGTAAACCGTTCAGGTGTATATTTATAGTAATGCAATCAATTGAAATACTTTCGTTTACTGGTGTTAGTCCGTATACCATTACAATTTGTGATGTTACGTTAACTTATTGCTATGTAGTTGCGACAGGTGTTTCTTCAGCTCCAATTACCGTTACAGTACCAACATTATTACAACCTGCAGCCCAAATAATATTAAAAGTAACCGATAGTACGTCGTGTGATTATTTCCAAATAATATCTTGTATTACTCCCACACCAACACCGACACCAACACCAACACCGACACCATCACCAACACATGGTGATTGTGATTGTATTGGATTTAACAATTTATATGGTAATCTAAATTACCCAATTAGTTTAACACAGTGTGATGGTACTATATTAAACACTGTGGTATATTCAGGAACTTCGGTTTATTATTGTGGTAGTCAACCAGTTGCGGGGTCTGATGTTACAATTACTATTGGTTTACCTTGTATTAATAACACATGTCCTACACCTACACCACCTGGACCAACGCCAACTCCGACACCTACACCAACAACAGGGAGTAACTACCTATCACAAGAAGATTTATTCCTAATCTTACAAGAAAATGGGGGTAGAATAATCATTACATAATAAACACAATAATCTAAAGTATAATATTTATAACTAAACTATGGCAGATTTACCAATATCCTCACTCCCCTTAGCATCAACAGGTTATTCAGACTCGTTGTTGGCAATCGTTAATTATAACCCTATAAGTTCTGGAAGGACTGAAGCAATATATTTTTCATCATTTACGGGTTCTAATATTAGTATTTCGGCAAATACGGGGTTAGGTGTTGATGGTGGTGTATTATACACAACTTATAATACCTTATTAGACCCTACGATTTCTATGGCAAGTGCCGTTGGTGGATTATCAGGAGGAACCACCGTTGCTCAATTATCGGGTAAAACTTTTGTTTCGTTGTTTGACGAGTTACTATTCCCGACAGAACCCCCAACATATACAATACCAACAATATCAATAGGAGGTGTATCAAATTCAACTGTTGAGGTTGGGTCAAATCTCACCTCAAATATAACGGTTTCTGCGGTTAAAAATGATGCAGGAATTTATAATCAACTTAGGATTTTTAGAGATGGGACACCGATTTTAACTGACACAACATTATCAAGTTCATCGGCAACAGACATACCAGCACAATTCGGTTATACGGATTTAAACAATCCAAATTCGGGATTCACAATAAGTCCATCCCCATATACCGATAGTTATACTATACCAGCACCAACAGGTGGTAATCAGTCTACGACAACAACTTATAATGCCGATGGTAATTATCTTGCGGGAGTTGTTAAAAAAAATAATAAAGGTGTTAATGATACTCGAACCCCGTTAGTTAGAAGTACTAACGCACCTCAAGACTCGTCAAATAATTTTGCAACTTCGGTGGTGACGTATACAGGTATCTATCCATTTTTCTATGGGGTATCAAGTACATTACCAAACGCAAGTAGTATCTCAAGTGCAATACAAGCAAACTCGGCAAATAAAGTTCTATCTTCCGCATCAGGAACTATTAATATCACATTCGCCGCATCGTCCGAATATCTATGGTTTGCTCACTTTTCAAATTATACTGACAAAACTGTTTGGTTTGTTGACTCATTGAATAGTGGTGGTATTGGTGGAAGTGGTAATTTATTTGGGTCACCGATAATTCAATCGGTTACAAGTCCTAGCAGCTACTGGAGTAGCATAAATTTTGATATTTATATTTCTAATTATCAAACAACTACAACGGGCGTAATGCAACTAAGAAATTCTTAAAGATATGGGTATTATAATAAATGATAATTTAACAACTTTTTCACCAAAACCATTAGATAGTAGGTTTGGGCCATATTCTAGTACAACATTTGCTAACACCAGTGTTATTACCGCAAATAGATATATTGGATTAACTGTGGGTATTTTAACGGGAGTAACTGATATTGTTGAATATTGGTATCTTAGTGGTATTACCGACTTAGATTTAGTCTTAAAAACCTCAGGTGGTGGAACTGGTACTTCAGGAACTTCAGGAACCTCAGGGTCAAGTGGTGAAAGCGGAACTTCAGGAGAGAATGGAACTTCAGGCGAGAATGGAACTTCAGGCGAGAATGGAACTTCAGGCGAGAATGGAACTTCAGGTGAGAATGGAACTTCGGGTGAGAATGGAACTTCGGGAGAGAATGGAACTTCGGGTGAAAGTGGAACTTCGGGAGAGAATGGAACTTCGGGTGAGAGCGGTACTAGCGGATTAAGTGGTACTTCAGGTGAAAGCGGAACTTCAGGTGAAAGCGGAACTTCGGGAGAGAATGGAACATCAGGTGAGAATGGAACTTCAGGTGAGAATGGAACTTCAGGTGAGAGCGGTACTTCAGGTGAGAGCGGTACTTCAGGTGAGAGCGGTACTAGCGGATTAAGTGGAACTTCAGGTGAAAGCGGAACTAGCGGATTAAGTGGAACTTCAGGTGAAAGCGGAACTTCGGGAGAGAATGGAACTTCGGGAGAGAATGGAACTTCGGGTGAGAGCGGTACTAGCGGATTAAGTGGTACTTCAGGTGAAAGCGGAACTTCAGGTGAAAGCGGAACTTCGGGAGAGAATGGAACATCAGGTGAGAAT